GGAAAACTTTAGCAGTTGCACCATCAATGCCCCTGCCCTTCAGGTAGGTAATAGCGTCGTTCGACTGCTTCAACTGCTCGTAGTATGTCCGGGTCGCCAGTTCCAGCGACTCCCGCTTTTGCGGAGTTAGGGTCGGAAACTCCATTCGTGTACCTCTTGAATCTCAGGGTCTCGATCCCTGCCTTCTCTGCCAAGTCGGCGCAATGCGTCGCGCCCTTCGAATCATCGAGAACGAACGCGAGACACAAACCGGGGCCGGTGGCAACGAAGTCCACCATCTGCTGGTTGCGGTGGAAGCCGGCACCCTTACCGCGCGCCTCCCACTGCGCGCGGAACTCGATCGTTCGCCACCCCAGCGACTCAGCCACGTACGCCGCTATCAGATCCGCGCCACGGCAACCGCCGTGGACCAGCGCGAGATCGTGGCCTCCGGCAAGCATCCAGTGCACCGACACCAGGGCTTCCCGGATCAGGTTCTCGTCTTCCCACTCGCGGGAACCTGTCACGAGAATGTACGGGCTGTCAGTCGTCAACATCGTCGTCGTCTGCGTCAAAGTCCCCGCAGTGGCATTCGTCGCAGATCTCGCAGCACATGATGCCGTCGTCGTGGTCGTAGTCGTCGTCATTCGCAGTCATACATCATGTCCTTACGCCGGTCATCCCAATCCGGCTGCCAGTTATCCGGGTCATGGTCCGCGCAATACTCCGAGTCTTCTTCGGCCATCTCCCAGCAGTACTCGGCCGGCCCCTGCCAGGTGGCCGGATAGTATTGATAGACACACGGCCGGTCGCGTTCCTTCAACAGTTCGTCTAGGTCCACGTCTTGCGCCTCGCTTTGCGCTTTGAGTTCCTGGTAGTAGGTTTCGAGCCAAGCGACGCCACGCCGAACCTTTCGTCTGCGAAGGCTTTTCGCTCGGGGAACGGATCGATGCCTTCGGCAAGCTTCACAAGCTCGTAGATGTCGCCGTAGCCGCACCCTGCGAAACATGACCACCTCTGGGCTTCCAGGTCTACCGAGGCAGACGCGTTCTTATCGTCATGCAGACAGCACCGCGCTTTGACCCGTCCATGGGTACCGAGCAGGGTTCCGCCGTAGTGCTCCCACGCCCGCTCAAGCGGGGTCATGGCCTTCCCGAATGGCTTGCGCCAGGTCAAGAATCGCGTGCGAGATCGACGCCCCCACGACCGCTAGCACGTACGCCAAGCCTTCCTTGTGGCCGTGCTCAAGCTGCGTCAAGACATCGACTGCCTGTTGTTCATGCAGACGGTTGCTCATGCCGGCACCCGCTTCACAAACTTGCAGTTGTATCCGTCAGTCGCCGCCCACTCCCACTCACGGATACACGACAGGTCCAGGTGATCGCCCTTCTTCGCAAGGGCACAGCGCGTATCCAGGCAGCCGTACTCCTGGTCGTCACCGGCGAACCGGACAACGATCTTCTGCTCCATCGACTTGTCGCCAGACGGCACGAGTCGACTGTTGGCCTCGGCAACAACCCCGCTGTGCGGGATCCACTTGTGGTACTGGGATTGCAGCGGCCACAGCATCCCTAGACCGCTGAAGAATACGATCCCCCAGACACTCGCCGCACCCAAGAAGATCGGCCCCTTCTCGTCGTCCGCCCAAAACAGGGCCGACACTGCGAACAGCCCCACAACCGTCGAAACCACCACCCACAACGGCATGCCGATGAGCCAGCCAAGAGACCAGTGTTCATTCACGCTTCTTCTTCCTTCGCTTAGGCGGCCGACCCGGCGCATGCACCTTTCGGCCCAGCGCAACAACCGCTGGCGGGTTCCGCAGATAGTCAGCAAGCCATTGGGCAAGCTGGTGAGACTTCAAGCGCCCCACAAGACGCGTGTTGCAGTAGGCACAGAGAATGCCCCGCACGAACGGATCCTTGCCGTGCTCATGATCAATGTGAGGCGTCTTACCAGGAACGAAATGCTTGTGACAGATTGCGCACTTGCCGTCCTGGTGGACGTAGATCCGGTCGTAGTCTTCAGGGGTTAGACCGTAAACCTTGAGAATCCACGCCCACCGGACAGCTTGCCTCTTACAGTCCGGGTCGGCACACCACTTCTTTTGCCGGCCCATAAGGGGCCGTGAGCAACCAGCACAAACGTCAGGCATCTACCCCGAAGAACATCGCATCAAGATCGATGCACGACTGCGCCACTTGGCACATCTTCTCCGAGCAGTCGCCGATCGCCTCGGCTGTATGGGCACGCCTGTGGTAGGCGACCACTAGCGACGCGAGATCCGAACCAGAGTCGGCGCCGATCGCCGTACGTTCGGTGGTTGCAACACTCATGCTTCCTTGACTCCCTCAACATCGAGGACGGCGCTCCGCACGAACGCATCCTTTGCCTCTAGCAACTTCCGCAGGCCGGCGACCAGCTCCGGATTCGACGGAAGGCTGTCAGCCATCTTGTAGGCCAGTTCGTGACACAGGGTGGACGTGTCGCGAATGGGTCCATCCGGCAGATGGCCAAAGTCGAACCACCGCAGGATGCTTTTCAACGCCGGGTGCATGATCAGCCGCGTCCGTTGTACGCGTTGTCGATCGCCGCGTAGAGCTTGTGCTCGATCCCGTTGAACGGGTAGATATCCACGTCCGCCTTGTAGGTGCGCTTCAGGGCGGTTCGCAGGAAGTCAAGCTCCGTCCGGTTGAACTTGAGAGTCGCGCTCTGCACGACAGGCTTTGCGGTCTCGATTGCGGTAATTGCTGCCACGATTCATGCTCCAATTGGTTGATAGTTTGGTCCGTAGAACTGGACCCGTTCGAAATCCACGGTCAAGACGAAGTGAATGATCCCCTTGGGATCCTTTGGTCCTGAACGGTTCTTCACACACGCGATACGCATCAGGTTCCCGTCCAGTTGAACCGTGAGGATCATCTCCGGCTTCTGGGCAACCTTCCCGGTGATCTCTCGCCGGGCAGGCGGATGGTTCTCGCGCTTATCCGTCTCGTTGCAGTGGTGCAACAGGATCACTGCCGCCCCGGTGATACGGGCAAAACGCTTCAGTGCTTTCGTTGTGTCCCGCATCGATCCGTACTCGTCATCGTTGTCCCCAACAACATCCATAAGGTTGTCGATGACAACAACCTCCGGATAGCTGCCCCACAACTCGAAGTACGCAACGAGTTCTTCGTAGATGTGTTGGTAGGAGGGGTCGGTCTCGAAGTCGAAAACGACCCCTCCGTCAAGGTCAGCTAGGACGCTCGCAACCTCATCCCAGCCTTCCCGCATCCGCGACTCAACCTGTGCCTGTGGATGTCCCGTGAGCGTCGCGCCGGCACGGCGCAGCGTCGTCTCTTCGTCGGTGTCGGCCGAGAAGTAGAGGCTGCGGATACCGAGGCGTGCCCATTGCAACGTGGCCCACAAGGTGACCAGCGACTTGCCGTCATTGGGTTGAGCCGAAATCATCGTCACCTGACCACGGCGAACCACGATTCCGTGTTTCGCCAAACCGAACACGTCAGGCAACGGCTCCCGTGCGATCGTCTTCGGGTTGATCCGGTGTAGACGGAACAGTTAGACCTCCCTGATTTGCACCATGGGAGTAGTGGTGCGGATCTGGTTCTTACCGCGCGCCTTGTTGAACCACACGGCGCGCATCGGGTTCCCGATCGTCAGTTCGTCGAGAAGATCCGTATACTCGAAAAGTTCGCCGTCGAAGTCGAGTTCGAAGCTCGCCTCACCGGGCGTTCGTACCATCGTCTTCGCGCCGGTATCGAGAACGTAGACGGCTCCCGATTTTGTCGTGATCTCGTACCGCTTCCCAGTGTCGAGGCTCACCACTCGTACTTCCGTTTCGTTGGGTTCAGCACCCACCCGATACCGACAACCCACTCACACTGTTGCCGCTTCGCCGGCTTGTGTACCGGGGGGATCCGTTCGCCGGCAATGAACCAGCCGCTACGCCTCGCCATCAGAACCCCCCGGGTAGTCCCTGAAATGCATGGTGTCGTGCTTGAACAACTGGCGCTCGGTGTAAGACGAGATGCCCGCGACACCGAGAGCTGTCCAGATTGCGTCCGCGTGCTTGCGGGGGCTGTGCTCCGACGAACCGGTGACACTGCCCGCTAGGGCATGCAGCACGCGAGCCTCGGGGCCGGTAAGCGTCAGCGTCACGACGATCTCGGCCTTTTTGAGCGTTGCCGCCGCCATCAGTCGTTGATCCACTGAACGAAGTGGCCATCGCCCTTAGCGCGCTGGTTCGGGCAGCACCACAGGCGCTTCCCGCCCGGCTTCGGCTGCTTACCCACAACCTGGCTAGAGCACATCTGGCACAAGATCCCCTGCGGGTGCGGGGTTCCGTTGAACTGCGACACGGGCGCGGACTGTTGCCCGTAGCCCTGGTTCTGGTTCTGGCCGAGCGCTTGGCGCTGCTGACCCTGCCAGTCCTGCTGTGGCTGCTGAACCGCCTGCTGGCCGTTTTGCATGCCGTTGGCAACCTTCACCGCCCCCGAGAACAGGGTTGAGGCTTCAGCGACCGTCTGAAAGAACGAGCCCTTAAGCGCGTCCTCGACCAGTCGTTCCGCGTCTGCCACTTCGTCGCCGTGGGCAACAATCCACGGGGCCGACCCGTCACCCTTCAGGGTGGCGACTACTTCATTCGGCACTAGTTCTCTACCTCCCATGTGTAGCTTTCATCGGTTGAGGTCTCCACGAACTCACCGTTCGGACCGACCTCTGCCTTGCGCTTCTGCGTCTCCCGAACCTTCTTGCCCTTGACAACCAGCGACAGGTCCCGGAACTCGGTCACCCCTAGAAACACTGCAAGCTGGTTGTTCGCGGTCGTGTAGATCCGCAGACAGTTCCGGCTGCCGTAGTCCTGCTTCCCGGGCTGGACCGGGCCGAACGTGATCTTCGCGTTCGCCGGCACACCCTCCACGATCTTGTCTCCATCGATCGTTCTCACGAAGATCGAACGGCTAGTTGCCACCGGCACTCAAGTACTCCTCTACGTATCGTGGGTTCAATGGGTCGAACTCTGCTGACCTCTCCCCGCCTGCCGCGTAACACCCCTTCTGGACCACGCAGGTCCGGCACGCGTCACCCGGGTTCGGGGCGAAAGCCCCGAGTTCGATACACGACTTGGTTGCCCCGTACACCTGTTCCAGGTACGGCGTGCGGTACTTATCCAGCGGGATAAGCGGTGTGTGCACGTCCTCACCCGGCTTCGGGTCGGCCTTCACCATGATGTAAGTCCCATAAGCAGGACGCTCAAACCCCAGCATTTCCAAGGCATTCGAGTACGTACCTAGCTGCAACCCATCCTTCGGAAGCGTCGAGCCTGACTTAACGTCACCCACGACCAGTTGCCCTGACGGCAGACGGAACACCCGGTCAGGGGCACCCGTAAACTGTCCGAACTCAAAGTTGACATTCAGTTCGCATTCAATGCCTGGGATCCCGTTGAAGTACGCGATCTCCCACTTCGTTGCTGTACGCCAGTCGATGTATCTCTGCACCATCCCTGGTGCATTCGCCTTCCACCAGTCATAGCCGTTCTTCGCCGGCCATCTGCCGGCCGCGAACCACTGGTCCTGCGGAACGCCCTTCTTACGCATCTCTTCGTCTACAAGCTCATCTAGGACTGTCCAGGTGATCTCTTCGACGTTGAACTCAATGTTGACATTCGCGCCGTCGAGAACCAAGCGTTCCCATGTCTCAGTTACGTTATGAACGCAACTGCCACCGATGAACCACCAGGCAGGTAGAGCCGGCACGTGCGCGACACGCTCAAGGAAGTAGGCGTGCGGGCACCGCAGATACGACGTGTGCTGTGAGTGAGACAGATGGTGTAGCTCAAGTGGTTTCAGGTTCGTTGCTGTCGGCATCGATCTCCTCTGCTAGTACTCCGTAGTTTTCGCACCCGGGGAGTCGGCATCCGAAGTCCCGATCCCAGGTGGACATGCCACAGTTAGGGCACACCATTACTTCCATCTCCCTCGGTAGACGCGGCACTCGAAACAGATCAGGCGGCCATCAACTTTCTTGCGCGGGTCCGGATGGCGGTACCAACACCAGAGATGCCGTAGCAGTTCCCTCACGCTTCTCCTCCTGTTGCGGGACGGTCCGCCACCCGCAACAGTGCCGGCACGGATAGATGGCCATACCTCCAGGCGTCTTGCGGCAGTTCCCGCGAGGACAGTAGAACTTCACTCGCCGGCCTCCCATGCGGCCATGAAATCGAGCATGTCATCGTCCAGCAAGATATCGATTTGGTTCAATTTTCCTGATCCTCGTAACTTGGGAAGGCGACGGTCGTTGGGTCTCGCTCCAACCAGATGCCGTCTCGGGTGAAGCGCCCACAGTCACAACATCGCTCCCGGCGCCGCCTCGTTACAGGCGTCGGCTTCGGGGCTCCACACGCGTACCAACACCACATGCACACCGGCTGGATGAGCGACTTCCGCCTGTGATGGGGGTTGTAGGTGCGACTCATTTGACTGTTGCCTCTAGCAACACCAGCCAAGACGTGACCTCGCCGTCAACGTCTGTGGCAACGAAGTCAGAGAAAGCCCACGTGAAGCACTCACCGATTTCTGCCAGAACCTTACGTAACTCCTGCTCCCCCAGGTCCGTCACGTTCACCATGACCTCGCCCCGCTCCGGCAGGTGGTACCACTCATCCACGCCCGCTGTCCCCTCATCCACGCCCCCTCCGCACTCCTCATTTCATGCGGTTGTTTGAGTACGCTACGACCGGGGTAGGCGCGCCTCCAAGAAATCTGACGTTACATCTTGGTCACGGGGGGTTTCGGATCCCACGAACACGGCTAGTGTTCGGCGAAGATCGGTCCAAGAAAACGCTTGCTTCCTGTAGGTCACGGGTGGTCCTCTTACACTCGTCTTTCCTTCCCTACAAGCGTTTCCGGGACCTCCGAGCAAGTCCGGCTGGGGGCCGGCAGGCCCCCCAGACAAGGGGAAGTGAAGGAAGTTGCCTCAGGCAAGGTTCGGCAAAGGAGCCGAGATCGGGGGACTGGCTGTAGCGGTCGGGGTGATGGTTGCCTTCGGCGCCTACTACATCTGGCCACAGAAGCCACTGGACATCTCGCCGGTGACCCGGCCGCCATCGCCCACCGTTCACCCGACCACGTTCAAGCCGACATCCGGTGAACGACTGACGGGTCTGCCGCCCGCTTGGGGGCGGCCCCGATGAATTGGTTCATGGGTGGATGGCGTTGGTGGGTCGGCGAACTCGGCATCATCGTGGGTGTAGCAGCCCTCTACGCCCTCATCGGCCCCACGTGGTCTTGGGGTGTCAACATGGGGCTCGCCGCAGCGATCATCGCGTTCGCGGTCGCCTGCCTGCTCTACGACCGGCAACTGTTGGCGAAGGCGCAAGCCCACCAGTCGGCCGGCGAGCTTGCCTACGCGCGCGCCAACCACGCCGCTGCCTACCAGCGGCACTCCCGGTACACGTCGGCCGGCGACGAAGACGCCGGTACCGGCCTGACCGCGATCAAGTGCTGCGGATGTAACGCGATCGTCGGTGTGGTCGATAACGAGGAGGAGGTTACGGCGCTCGCTGAGAAGCACGTTCGGGAAGAAGCCTGGAAACTGCGGGGCCACATCGAACAGGTGACCAAGTGATCGGCGTGTGGTGGCAGGTTGTATTGCTCGCCCTGCTGTTCGGGTTCACGTCGTGGGCCGGACAGAGGATCGCCACCTGGCAAGACAACCGTCTCGCGAAGCGCAAGTTCGAAGGATCCCTGCGGTCCCTCGAAGAGGTCATTGCGAAGGCGAGCAAGGCAGCGGAGGAGGTGCACCGTGCCAGACAATCCGGATCCGATGATTGACTGCGAGGACGACGAAAACGAGAGGTGATCCGAATGGGCGCCCACGCGCTGCGGTACGAACCAAGCACGCCTACACTCGCACTCGTAGACAACATCGAGTGTGGGGAAACGATCGTGGCAAAAGCACAAGAGGTCCAAGCACAGATCCTGGAACTACCGGTGGCCCCGGTGAAGCAGGTCCGTACCAGGAGCCGTGCAACCAGGAAGGCACCGGCCCATCGCAACGGGCCGGTCGTGACCCGGGTGATCAAGCCTCACCCGGAGGCGTTGAGGACGGCTCACGAACTGATGCGTGAGCACGGCTACCTGCACATCAAGATCATTTCCGAGACCGAGGTTGTGGTGGTCAACTCGCTCGCCCCGGTGAGAAGGGGGCGACGTTGAGCTTCGTCATATCTAACCCGGCACAAGCGGCCGACTTCCTGGTCGAGCGGGCCAAAAACACCAAGAAAGAACAGTTGCGCGCGGGCGACAGATGTAGTCCGACGTGCACCACGCCGCCCGGGATGCATTGCTTCACATCCCAGTTCACGATCATCCGCGACGGCAGCGCCGAGCTTATTTACACGGTGGACGACGACGACCTCTATGTCGGGTTCGCGATCGGGGCCCGGTTCTTCAGCGGCCACATCGTGTCGATGACCATCGATGAGGAGACGCTGGCCGGTACACACCGGCTCATTGTCTGCTCGGCCGATCGGAAAGGCGTGGTTGAGTGGCGGGAGGTGCCGTACGACGTGTCCGCGTACGGACTCGCGTGGGGTGCCGTGGGTCGGCCGTCACAGCCTACGGGGATGTCTGACACTGTCAACAAAGACATCGTCGAGCAGATGACGGAGCAGTCCGCAGAAGACATCATCGCAATGATGAATGGCATCATCCGGCGTCGGCCTGACTTCAGCATGGCTGAGGTGCGTGCGGCTACGGATCTCGCGACGATCCAAATGGTTCAGGATCTCCCGTACCGCCCGATAAAGACCGTGATGCTTATTGCGATGCCGGGTTCACAACGGCTCGCCGCATTGTCGAACCGGGGGATCCCGGTGGTGCACGCATGAAACGCTGGCTGTTTCACCCGGTGCAATCCTTCAACCGGGTATTCGTGTGCCCCTTCTGGGAGCACAGGCCGTTCGGGCAGTACGGCTGGTCGCCGGCCTACCATGGCAAATGGGATAAACAGCAAGCAGTGTTGGGCACGTGCGAAAGGTGCGGGGAGTATGCGGGAACTCAGTGAAATCCCCGACGACGTAACAACCGTCTGGTGGGGTAAAGCGTGGGAACCAGCGTGCACCCCCGAATTGCAGGTCCGGATCCCGGAAGAGAACCTGTGCCACGGCTGCTACGGCATGATCGGTCGGCGAGACTCAGGGCTCTCGGTCCGGGCCGAGGCCGGCACCTGGATCCACTATCACGCCGACTGCTGGGCAGACGCCCAGGAAGAAGCTCGGCAAGCCCTAACGGAACGGTTGGAGGCCGATCTAGTTGAAGACGATGAAATGTCCCGTTGAGGGCTGCTCAGAAGAGTTCGAGGTCGCGGACAACGAAGAACTCGTGGCCGTCATGAAAGTCCCCCAGAAGCCCCACCCAGCCCCGCTGAGCGGCCTTCATGAACACCGCATCGACCGGCCGCGCGACTACCGTTCACCGAGGATGGTCGGCCGCCCGTCGTAGACCGACAAGCAGAAGCCCCCGGACCTGGCAGGCCGGGGGCTTCGTCGTTCAGAGGTCACGCAGTCTTGCGTCTGTCGATGGGCACCACCTTCGCGGAAGGTTGCCGGATGATCCCGGTCTCTCCCGGTCGGCGCTTTACGTGGTACCAGCCCTGGATCGTGTCCGGCCGGTACGCCACCACCGCGTCTTCCTTCTCCAAGGTCCGCAACCAGCCGTTCACGGAAGTCTCCGCAGACGGCGCGAGCTTCTTACCCTTGGCCCGAGACTGGTAGTGCATCAGCATGCAGTGGTCGTGCATCGCCGTGTGTTCCGGACGGACCTTCCACGGGAGATCCGAGGGCACCTGTCGCCGGCCGATCCCCATGCGGGAGATGGCTACGGCAATGGCATCCTTCGTGATCTTCTCGTGCGCCTCGTCGGCGTTCCACCGGTCCGCCATCTGTTGGTACGTCAGCTTCGGGTTCCGTTGGTTGAACCAACGCCGAAGCGTCGTCTCATCCGGTCCCTTGCGTGGCGCGCCCATGGGCGTGTGCCCCCTTCTGTCGATCAGCTATCAACCGTAGGGAGCGGTAGACTCAATGTCAACGTACTCGGAGCGTGTCTCAACTCAACGTTGACAAAAAACGGGTGTACGGTAGGGGGTAAAAGCGCAGGTCAGGCTCCATAGCACTCTGTTGTACCTGTATTGACTTCTGTAAAACTCAAAGTCCACAATGGTCGGACGCAACGCTGTTTACTGGGAGGGTGGCATGGCCAAGACGTACCTGGACGACGCGATCAGGGACTACCTTGAGAAGCGCGTCTCGGAGCGCAAGAGCAAGTCCGCGATCGACATGGACCGGTCTGCGCTACGCCGGTTGCAGACGCACACCGGCAACATCTTCGTCGAGAACATCAACGGCAAGCACATGAACCAGTTGTTCATCAAGCTTGCCCAGACCAACTCCGACCGGTCGCTGTGCAACCTCCACTACATCTACGAGGCGTTCTTCGCGTGGTGCGCCAAGTCGAAGCGGATGCCCCGCTACTGCGACCCCATGGAGGGTCGCGCCGTCCCGTCGTTCGCGGTCGAGGAGCGACGCCGGATCCCGGTGGACTACTTCCCGACGTTCCTGGACAACGCCAAGTACCCGTGGCACCGGATGCTGTACTCGGCCGCGTTCTACCTGCTGCCCCGCGTCGGGGAGATCGCACAGATCCGGCTCGAAGACATCAACCTGACGGAGAAGCGAATCCGGGTCACCGTAGAGAAGCAGACCCGGGGCCGCCGGACCGTCAAGACGGACCTGATGCCGATCACCCGGGAACTCGATATCGAGCTTCGCCGGTGGCTCCCCGAGTACGCCGACCGGTGCGGCCGGCTACAGCCGAAGTGGCACCTGATCCCGAACCACTCGCGCCCCAACTTCCGTGCCGCTGAACTGTCGCCCAACGGGCGCTGGCAGCCGCACACGCAGGAACTGCGCCCGCTACACGACATGGGCAAGAAGGCCCACGTCTGGGCCCAGGCAGTCATGGAGCAGATCGGGTTCGAAACCCGCGACGCGGACGGGAAACCGCGCCGTGAAGGAATGCACACGTTGCGCCGTTCCGGCGCCCGTGCGCGTTTCGACGCGCTACGCGAACTCGGTTACGACGGGGCACTCCGTCAGGTTCAGGCGCTGCTTCACCACCGCAATTCATCCATGACGGAGCTTTACATTGGGATGGACCTGGACAAGCAGGCCCGCGACGAAGCGCTCATGGGCGAGTGGATGTATCCGCAGCTTCAGGGCGAAGAGAACAAGAAGCGCCTTCAGGGGCTCCAACTCATTTCGCTACAGCCCGGCCAGGACTGGCAGTCCGACGTTTTGGATCTGGTCGCATGAGGCGCCGGTACGGGGTCATGGCGGAAGAAGACATTCACGACGACCGGCCCGTCACGAAGTCGCGGCGGGCGCCCGTCCGGCCGGTGGCGCGGCCGGCATTCAAGCCGCAAACTCCGAAGGAATGGTTCCGGGACTGGAACTGGCGCCGTGACCCGCAGGGGCCACCCGCCGATTCACCGGAGGTCGCCGAATATCTGGCGTACCTGTGGCGGGAACTGACGGCGAAGTAACACGTAAAAGTGCCCCACCAGGGCTGAGGGGGATCAGCGCCTGGTGGGGCACAGTCATGCGTGCGGGGCTACAGGGCGCCCGCCCGACGCTTCCCGCCAGAAACGGGCGCGCCGGTCGCACACCGAGGGCGACCCGGGATGCAGATCAGGTCATTGCCACCGGCAACAACCAACCTAGCATGTGTCAGGTCAAGGTCCGGAGAGTGACCTGCAAGATTCCCTCTGGTCCGCCACCGAGTTGCCAGTCGTCCGGCTGCTGAAGCTGAACGAACTTCATGTCCTCGATACGCACCAGTTCACCCTGAGGTTCGGGGAACCCGTAGTTCACCAGCAGGGCCACGCCGCCCACGTCTTCGACGGAGCGCAGTTGCAGGTACCGGTCACGGGCGAACCCGTCGTACCCTTCCTGCTGACCCGAGGACCACTGCTCCCGGTCGAAGCACTCGAACGGGATCGTGTAGATCCGCTGAGGCCGCGTCGCCGGCAGAGCCCGCACCCGGACACCGAGGATCGTCGGACCCTCCGTGGGGTCCGTTGCCCGCTGCAACGTCAGCTTGACCGAGACGAACCGCTGGGGACCGTAGTCGGTCGGGAACTGCGCAGACGGAATCGAGACGCCCTGCTGCGAGTGGGTGACGATCCGAGACTCCGAATCGCCCTCGTTGAGGACATCCAACGTAACTGTCCCGGCGAGGGGTTCTGCCGTGAGATCCACGTAATGGAACGTCTTCTTCTCGTCAGTTCGAAACCGGATACGCCCCGTCTGGATATAGCCCGTCGCACATAGCTCTGTGGCGTGCGTGTAGTTGACGGCCCCAGAGGTGCAGACCACCACCACACGCCCCGCGCGGACGGAGACACCGGTAACCGCCGATGACGTTTCCATATCGGACGCGTACGCGAACAAGCCCTGGTCGAGTTCCGTCGAGGAGTCGATACGCCACGTCTTGTCTTCATCCCCGAAGGATACCCACCAGAAGCGCCCAGCGGCCGTCAGAGCGACCTTCAGGGGATCCGGCACTTCAGTGTCCCTCTCAAGGAACAGAGGCCCGTAGGCGAGGTTTCCGGACGTGTCAGCGGCAGCGACACGAACACCGAAGTTCGTGGCGATACACACCAGGCTCCCGGTCAACGAAGAGATCCGCAGCGCCTTCTCATCCGAAGGCAGAACCGCCAACGTCTGGGCACCCGACAAGGTCGGGACCGAGCCGTCAGCATCCAGCGTGATCCGCTGAATGTGGCTTGTGCCATCACCGTAACCCGAGAAGTACACGCCGCCCACGCCATCAGTGATGTCCGTGTAGCGCCACGCCAAAGACGGGTGACTGTAGACGGCCGGCGTCGCGCCGACCGCGCCGTAGTCGATGTTGTAGATCTTGTTGTCGTTCACAGCCCACAGGCGATGCTTCGCCCAACAGATCCGGGTCGGGTTAGTGCTTGCCCCGGTCAACGACCACACCTTAGGTGAACCCGTCGTGGAACCGATCGGACCGGCATACACCTGTCCATCGTTTCCGGCAGCGAACCACTCAGTCTCCGTACACACAACCTGCGTGAACGTGATAGCACCGTTGATGTAGAGAGGCGTGGTCGAAGTGCCGGAGTCAAGGTCGTCGTACTGCTGAACCGACCCGACACGACCGGCGACCACAGAGAACACTGACGCGTCAGGGACGACCGCGACACTGCGGTTCGTAGTACCGCCAGCATCCACGGTTGCCTTCAGCAACGACAGTTCACCCGTGGTCCACACGTCCACGTTCGAGGACTCCCGGAACTGGGCAGTCGCGGCCACGTCGCCGCGCTGCTCCGAGTACAGGGCGCCTGCGCCCTCATGCCAACTCGCCTGCGACCGAAGCCACCAACCAGTCAGGGTCTGCTCGCCGGCCTCAGGTTCCTGATCCTGCTGAGCCTTCTGCATTTGCGCCGTCTCGAACGTCATCGGCAGATCCGGCGAAACCATCAACCGGAAAGGCACACCCGCCAACGTGAAGTGGATGATCCGACCGTTACGGTTCAGGATCTCCGTAACAGTCGAAGCAAGCCGCTTACTGATCGGGAACGGAAGCCGTTCGACAACGTCAGCCATTACGCAGCCTCGTACATTCCCGTGATAGAAATCGTGTCGCCGGTCGCCCAAGCGATAGGCGAACCGCCGCTGAAACCAGTCGCGCGCACACCGGCCGAATCGATAACAACAATCTCACTCGCGCCAACACCATGCCACGCGCGGGAGAAGAACTTCCCAAGAGAAGCATCACCGAGCAGAGCCGGACCGGTCGCATGGAACTCGTTGTACGACACCGGCAGAGTGAACGAATAGTCGTCGGTGCCGATGTTCGTGGTCGTACCGAACGTCAACAGGATCCGGAAGTGGACAACCTTCCCGACCTGCTTATAGAACCCGACCTGAGATCCGTTGCCGACAGCAAGCGTCGAACCACCAACACCGTTCTTGCGGACCACCGCGTACGAGGTCCATGCCGTGGTCAGATCCGTCGTACCGACAATCACCGAACCGGTGAACGTCTCCGCACCAGAGTGCGAGTTCGCGCCCGAGAACGCGTTAGCGCCACTGTGCACATTGTTGCCAGAGAACGTCTTAACGCCACTGACAGTCTGTGCGCCGGCCAACGCCACTACCGGCCCACCGGCCGTGGTCTGCAAGTCATCGAACACCTTCTGCCCGGTGATCCCCGCCTGGACAGAACCCTTGTCTAGGAAGTCGCCACCAGCAAGAGACTCGGCATCAGTGAAGATCTTCCGACCAGTGACCGACTGCAACGCCCCCACAGTGACAACATCGCCGCCACCCGTGGTTTCCAGGTCATCGAAGATCTTCCGGCCCGGAATGGACTGCACCGAATCGGTGTCCACAAACGAACCCGTGATGCCGTGCACGTTCCCGGTAGAGTTCACGTGAGCGTTAGCCTCACGAGGATCCCGCGCCGAAATACCGTGGTACACCACGGCGCCGGCCGAGTGGGCTACAGCCGTAGTCGAGTCCACGCCGCGAGCAATCGTCAACACGTTGCCCGCAGCAAACGTCACATCGCACACCTCCTCAATGGAGGTGTCCGGATCGAGAATGATCGTGTACGGAAACTGGGTAGGGAACCCCGACGCCGAATCAACAGTGATCGACGTATCGGTTCCGTTCGCCAACGGAAACGCAAGCTCCCGGGCAGGCCCGTTCCGGTAATACCGCAGCGCCATATCAGTACCTCGTGTAATGCTTCGGAGACGGGTGAAGAGTCAGGAGACGCTTCCGGGCAGCGTCCAGGCGAAGCTGGTACATCGCGTACAACTGCTTCGCAACGTTGCTAGCGGCACCGGCCTGAACGTCCGCTGCCTGCGTGCGCGCCTCAACGGAACGCAACTGCAACCGGGCAGGGTCCAGGAACTGGACGACCTCCCAGCAGGTTCCGTACAGCAGAACCGATTGCATCCACTCAGGGATGCCCGTGGCCTCAAGATCCGTAGACGGAGTCTCAGGGATCGGAAGCTCGGCCGCGTATGTCACCTGGACCGTGCGCCCCGGCTGGATCAACTCGTGAATGATGATCGCCTTGCCGGTGGCCGTGTCCGCGTTGTGGTCCACCGACCAGTTACGGACGTTGACCCACTCCTGCGACGGGCCCACCAACTGGTACTGCACATCGAGCACGCGGACCGTTGCCGCAGGCAACTCGTACTGTGTCACCACAGGCGAGTTCGTGAACGTGGTCGTAGTGACCGTGAACAGGTCCAACTGGATATTGTGCAGGCACCGCTTCATCGCCTCGAAGATCCGCTGACGCGGATACATCGGGTCGTTCAGCACCTTCGTGTTCTCGGCGTGCGCCACCGCAACCGTGTTCTGTGCACCCCGCCCGAACGGGTAGAGGGTGCACGAGTCGTCACCGACACTGTCAACGTGCAACAGTTCGTTGCCTACCTCAATCAAACCGCGAGTGATGTATGACGGGTGCGCGATCGGGATCACGGTCGTGGTCGAGTCGATGGCCGACTTCAGGAATGTCGCTGCTTCCATCGTGCCCGTATACGAATGCAGCATCGCGGACGCCTGGTCCACAAACTGGTCAACAGTGGTCACGGGATACTCGCCGCCGCTCCGTCTTGTCCAAGGCCGGTGGTGTTGGCCAACTGATTGAGAACCCCCACGAGTTCCTTATAGGCAGGGAGGCTGTTGCCGGCCTTCGTGTTCAACGCGTGCACAATGTCGAGGTTCGTGGTGCCCGCGTAAATGTTCGCGGCACGCTGAGCGTCATACAGAGGGACGCCTTGCACGAGGGTGCCGGCGAGACGGTTCATGTGGTACTGAAGGGTGTTCCCGTCAGTGAGGTTTACGCCGCCCTGAGGGACCTGCGTAACACCGACAACGAACGTGACAATTGCCGAGTTCGAAACGTCCGCAGTCCAAGTCGCGGAACCAATCGAAGAACCCGACGCCAAAGCCGTCACCTTGTCGGCGACCGCAACCGATACCGAACCCGAACCAACACCGAACGCCGAAGCGCGCGCGGTCCAAGTTCCGCCCGGAGTGAACGAAGTCGAAGGCGTGGTAGAACGCTCCACGATGAAAATCAACTGGCCACCGATGGCGGTCGAAGTCGCAGTAGCGTTCACGTGTGTAGTACCCGGGGTGACTTCCGCCAACCCGGCATGCACGTTCTGCCCCGTAGCGGCGGTCGGAGTCCAGATCGTAAAGCCCTGACGTTGCGCCGTAGCGTTCGCGAAGTTCACCACCGAACCCGGTTCGCCACCCGCGAGGGTCTTGAAGTAGAGACGCGCCCGGAACGTGGCCGAGAAATCGACCGTACGCAACACACTCCACCCGGCAGGGGTGGTCGTGTCAGTGGTCTGCGGATTGTAGCCTCCGGCAATGAACGCCGGCTGACCTACAGTCGCGCCGGCCGGGATCGTGATCGCACGGTTCGTGACCGAAGACGTGTCCGCGACGGCAGCGGCAGTACCGAATCCTAGAAGTGGCATCAGACCGCGAACCTCTCAAGCGCCGTGTTTGTGTCGTGTTCCTGCTTCGTCTCTTCCGAGTACGCCCTACCGGTCTGCTGAGACCAGTCGATCGCCTTCTGCACTTCCCGGCGATTCGTCTTGTCCGGCTGGATCCCTTGCTTGCGCGCGGACGCATACAGGTCGAGTTCGCTATCCCACTTCTTCTGCGCGGTGGCATCCAAGCCACCCTGCCCGCAGTACCCGACTTGGAGCGTCGCGACCTTGCAGCCGAAGCAACCCTCAACAAACTCGGGGTGTGTCTTAAGTTGATGGAGAGTTGCCATACGAATCCCAAACGTCTAGAGGGGGTGGGGGTGGGAAGTCGTCCGGTAGAAGCCGGACAGCCATTCGATCCCACGGTTCATGTGCCCGCCATGCGCGGGAACGTCGAGCATCGCTCTCCTGCAATTCCTTGATCTGCTCGCCCTGAAGCTTCATCTGGGCGCGTAGATCCGCAGTCAAATTCACGTACTCGGTCGTTACCTGGTTACTCTTTGCGCCACGAGTGGTGAACGTTGCCAACAGCAAAGAACCCGCGAGCGTGATGATTGCAACTACTGCCGTCGTGTCCACCGTCGCTCCCGCCCATCCCAAGGTCCCGGCCGGTCAAGGCCGGCCGCGCATCGATTCACTAGCAGCGCCATCGCCGCGTAGATACACACGGCGCGCCAACCTGGGGGGAACGTTCCGAAAATCCAGCCGTAGAGATAGCTCAATAGGCGCATACTCAAAGGCAAGATGAGCAGCCCCCATGCCACTTCATCCCACCGCTTCCACCACGTGGCCACAATCGCGACCACACCGGCAACCGCCCACACGGCGACACGCAACACCAACGGGAACGCATCGTCCGGTACGCCAGTACGGTTCTGTGGCGCGGTCGCCAAACCGGCCGCCGTCAGGATCCAAATGAACCCGAGCAGCGACAGCACGATTCCACGGTTACCGACACGACGGTAAACTCTGCGAGGGCTCACACATCCTCCACCCATTCGGCCGGAAGATCGGCAGCCTCAGCGTCTGTCAGCGGATACGTGTAGCCACCGAGGTACCACTTGTCGGCGTAATACAGTTCTTCCTGTGAAGGCGTAACCACAGCCCTCCACACACCCTCCGTCTTGACCAGACTCATCGGGTGGTCCAACTGGTACCGGCCATAGAGGCGCCCGCGTCCAGCGGGCATACGGTACGTCGGGAACTTCACTTGCTTGCCCATGGCAACCTCTCCTCAAACGAGTAAGCCCCTGCCGGGAAGTAGACCGGCAGGGGCATTCACTCAATTGGATTACGGAGCGAGAGTCGCCGTGGTCTCAAGCCGCTGGAGGTTCTCCTGACGGTAGATCGCCCAGTTCAGGGCGCCCCGCCAACCGAACGGCCGGTGACGCTGAAGCTTGTCAACCGGGATCTCCGCGATGACGGTACGTGGCTCCTCCCACACAACCTCAGCAAGAGCCTGCCGGCCTGCGAACAGGGTCCGGTAGACGACAGCCGAAGCGGTACCGTCAGTGGCGTTCTTCATACGAGCGCTCTCCTGGAAGAAGACGCCCTCGTAGACACCAAGCTCACCAGGCCAGAACAGATCCGGCGCAGCGTACTTGTGGTCGTCGCGCCACGCACCGGCGCCGGTCTCCGAACGAAGGTCATACGCAACGTTCGGGTGGATACCGCACCAGTACAGTTCGCCCCGTCGCGGCGAAGCCGCACGGTTCCGAAGCAGGGTCCGGATCTGGCGAACCAGCGACGCCGAAATGTTGTCGCCAGCGGCAACATCAGCGGTCGCAGCGTTACCGGTACCACCGTAGGTGACGTTGGTACCCGCGTACAGGATGGTGCCGATTTCGTTGTCCAGCGAGATCGCCTGGTCACGTGCAAGCACGTCAACGATGATCGGGTCAACCATGGTCATAGAAGTCAGGTCGAGCTTGTGCGACCGGAACACGACACGACCGAACTCGCGGTACGCGACGTTCAGGGTCGTGGTCTGCGGAACAGCAACCGCATCCGGGTCAACCAGCTCGGTCAGTTCCGCGCTGGAAACAGCAAGATCGTTGTACTTCTGCAGAGTGTAGCTAGAACCCGCGCTAGTCGGGTCAGCAACAGTCTTGTCGGGAAGGGTGCGCAGAACAACGGCGTGCCGGTTCTGCGATTCGACCATCTTGTCATAAGCGGTCTGAACCAGGTTCGAAAGACTCGATACCTGGGTATATGCATCAGCCATTTAGCTTTGTCCTCATCGAAGGAGTTATCCAATACCTGCCGCCCGACGCAGAGCAGCGTTCACATCTTCGAAGGTTTCGGCCTTCTCAATCGCGGCCTCAACCTCCGTGAACTTGCCTGCCGGCAGCGCATTCGCCTGAACGTTGTTCATGGCATTGAATGCCTTCTGTCGAGGATCTTCCTCAACAGGTGCAGGCGCCTCTTCCTTCTTGATGCCGAAGAGTTCCGCATTCTCATCAAGCCACGTATCAACCTTGCTCTGGTCAGAGCCGTCGATACCGTCCGCCTTCATGAAACGCGCAAGCCCCGGGTTAAGGGTCTTTGCCTGCAATACATCCTTCAGGTTCCGTTCCGTCAGCTTGTCCATAACCTCAGCAAGCTGCTTCTCAAGATCGCGAGCCTTCTTTGCAGCGGCGTCTCGTGCTTCACGCAGCGCCTTGCCTGAAAGCTGGTTCTCGTTCTCGTCTTCGAAATCGAACCCGTCGTTGTAACCCATTTACTCCCCAACTCCTTCAAAGAGTTCGCACGCCAACTGACCCGTTCGGGGGGAACGGGTTGTGCTCGCACTACCGGTCTTTCGAATACGCTGCATGACTGATGCCGGTCGGTCTTATGCAGGGTGCGTCCCCTCGGATTCGAACCGAGGACCCACGGATTAAGAGTCCGTTGCTCTGCGCAACTGAGCTAGAGACGCGTATGATGTTGCAATGAAAACTAGGAACGTTCGGCTGCGACAGTGGATCCGCTACGACTACCGCCGCTTGGCTTGGATCAAAGCCAACAGGGGGAGCTACCGTCCCGGCGCAATCAAGATCACGCCGGGACAGATCCGCTTCTTCACTGCTCGGCACAGGCGGATGGACCGCCGCCGTCAGTAGTTGTTGCCGCGCTGGCTACGGCCAGTCGCACCCTTACTGGAATCACTGAAGGTCGCCTTCTCTGCGGAGGCGGCCTTCTTCCGCTTGTTAGCCTGCTCCGCATCGCCACCGAACACCTCGGCGGCAGCATCATCGACCGTGTAGTTGCCCAGCCCGTACAACCGGGCTAGCTGGTCGGTTTGTGCCTGGACCTGCTGGATCGCCTGGAACCCCTGTTCAGCATCAGTAGCCGAAACGTCACGGTTCCCGTACTTGATCGCCAGATCCTTGCTCACGTCGTAGCCGTGCCTCTCGGCAGCAGCGGCAAAGGATACTGCCTGTGCGGCCTTCGTCAGCAAAGGTGTCGCGCGCGCGGGATCCATCAGGTAGGCGGCATAGTCCGAGGCACCAAGCCCCGTAATCTTTCGGATCGCATCCAGTCCCGCCTGATCCTTCAACGCTTCCTGCTGCCACAGCTTCACCCGATCCTGTAGCTCGGTCGGCGCGAGATCGTTCTCAAGGAACTTCTGATAATCCGACTGCTGGTCATAAAAGCCCTTCGGCATCCCTGACTGCGTAAGGATCTGCGAATAGGCCCGTTCGGTTTGGATGTACTCTGCCGGCGACAGCACCGGCAGTCCCTTCTTCAGGCGTACCGCGTTCGCGGCAAACCGCTTCTGATACTCGGGTGTCTTCTCCAACATGACACTCATCGTGTCGCTAGAGAACCCCTGCTTCACCATGTCAATGATGCGCGAGGCAAGCGTCTGTAGGCCGTACGAAGAGAACAGCGAGATCAAGGCGGCAGCCGCGTCCCGCTGTGGACCCTTCAGCTTGTTCAGGTCAGTCAGATAGTCGGCCATCAGTTACCCCCGCCTGATACCAGGCCCCAATCGGACAGCACCTTGCGTCCCGCAGCCATGATCGAATCCTGTGCGTTCTGTGTACCGTTCCACCGAGGGTCGGCCTTCAACTGCGACTCGAACTGCCACAATGGCATCTGAGCCGGCGCACCCGGCTTCCCGCCCTTAGCAGGCGCCCGGTACGCAAGCGCCTTCTGGATCGAAGGATCCGCGATAGACAGCGACTTGTCCGACAGTTCAAGCGTCTTCGCCATCAACTGCTTGTAGGGTTCGGCGATGTCTCGCATCGTCATCCCCTGCTCTAGCTCATCCTTGAACGCGCCATACTTCGACATAGCCTGCTTTTGCAGGTAGTTCGCGGTGGCCGTCACGTCAGTGCGGCCCGACGCGATGTAGCTGAGTTGCCGTGCGATCCACGGCTCACCCATGTCCAGGCCGTAATCCTCAATGGCTGAACGGATCTGACGCTCTGCTTCACCGAGCGTGCCGCCAAGACCGTTCTTCATCTGCTGTGCGACGTTGAACGACTTGCCGATCATGTCGTTGATCTCAGCCGACGAGTACCCCATGTTGAAGGCGGAACCCGCCATCTGGTTCAGGGCATTCGCTGAAGGCGCCTGTCCGTACATCGCCAGGTAGGCGTCCGCAACGGTCGCCTTCGCCTGCGACCAACGTCGCCGATACTCGGCCGGGTCGGCGTTCTTCAGAACCTCGTTCTGTCGATACGTCTCACCCTTGGTCTTGTACCACTTGGTGTTGCGCAGTTCGGCGATGAACCGCTGCGAACTGTAGGAACCAGCCACGGCGTTGTCGAACAGCTTGGAAAGCTCAGGGTTGGAACGCAGCACACTGAGCGCCCACCCGTACCGGGTGGCCATCTCCTGCTGGTCAGCAAGACTCTTTGCCACTTACAGACTCCTCAGTAGTCCAAGGCGACGCCCCACATGTCGCCTTCGTCGTCATCCAGACTTCGGATACGGACACCGAGTCCGGGCCGTGGTGCTTCAATGATTTGCCCGTTGCCGAGATAAATAGCGATGTGGTCGGCGCCGTTGTTGCGGGTCGAGTTGTTCCAACCCACCAGGTCGCCGGCCTGTAGATCCTGGATACCCACTCTCCGGCCCGCAGTGGCCTGCTGAGCGGAGATCCGGGGCAGGGAGACGCCGACCTGCCTGAGTACGTACTGAACGAATCCAGAGCAATCTAGGCCGCTGTCAGGGTTGGTTCCGCCCCACACGTACGGGGTGCCGAGTAGCTGTCGCGCCAACTGAGTCACCCGGGAACGGTTACCGCCCACGGTGCCCTGCTTCGGGAACAGATCCTCGAACGTCGAACCACCCGTAGGGGTGGTCGCATCCATGCCATCGAACATCTCGATCGGATCCGGAGGGATGTCCGGCGCGATAGTGCCGGCCTCGATCCCCGGAGCGGTAGCAGCTTCCGTGCCGGATGCCGTGGCTTCACCGGTGGTTGGCGAGTTGAGACCCGCGAACAGGTCCAAGTCGCCGTTCTGCTGCACTACCTGATCTGGACCCATCTTCAACGGGTCCGTGCTCTCACTGACCTGCGTGCCGGCGAACTGATTCGTGTTCAGTTCGCCAAGCGAAGACAGGATGTCCTTCGCCTCGTTCTCATGCTTGCCGTACGCATCAGGGAACGCGGACCGCTGCACCTTCTGTGCCGCCTGCGAAAGCGACAGAGAGTCCCGGTTCGACAGAGACAGAAGCCCCTGCTGTCCGGCGCCGTGGCCGCCCTGGAAGAACATGCGCGCGGCTTCCATCGGATCCATGCGCTGTTGCCTAGAGCCCCAACCCGAACGCTGCTGGAACAGGCCCACCGAATCCCTGTCCCCGTAGGACAAGTTCCGTAGGCCCGACTCCTGCATTGCGGCCATGATCCCGATCATGATGTCTCGGGACGACGCGCCAAGGTTCCGGCCGACCGTCGCAATAGCGCGGGCGTTGCTCAACTGTTCAGGTGACCAAGTGGGCATGTTTACACCGGACTCTTCAATGCATCAAACAACATCGGGAAGTAGTTGCCTGCGGCCTGATACGACGCGTAGTCCTCAGACTGCTTCGCCGCATCCAGTGCGGCCATCTGAGCCTTGTCCTGGACGCCACCACCAGTCGTGGTGTTTACCGTGGACTCAACGTTGCCGTCGAAACCGATCTGCGAAACCGACCGCGTCACGGACGGATTGTCGTGTGCGATCGTCTGCGCCTTCGCAATGAAATCGTCAAGCTCAGCCTTCGTCGGCGACCGGCCCAACGCCTGCTGGGCAGCGCTCTCGAACATCGCCCGCGCCGTCTCAGGCGCCATCTCGTCAATGTTCGTGGTCGTAGTGACGCGTTCCTTCGGCCGCCCGTTCGCACCAGCGAACTTGCCGCGCAACTGGATCATCGCCCAAGGCGTAACCTTCTGGCCATTCATCGAATATGCGGTTGACGCGGTGTCCAATACAGACGCCCAAAGCTTCGCAACGTCGTCATAGGTCTCGACATCCAGCCCGGCCTTGTTCGCGGCAGCCTTGATCTGGGCAACCTTTGCTTCATCCGCAAGCCAACCCATCAGTTGATCCTTGGAATAGACATCGTCCCCACCCTGTTCAGTGGTGGTGGACTTCCCCGTCTCAGGGTCAATTCGCTGAGGACCCGCAGTCCGGATCTTGATCGGCTTCGCGCCCATCCACACCGCGTTGCCCTTGTCGCGAAGGTTCTTCGTCTGCGTCTCAGTGATCGCACTCATCAACTGAGCGATCTTCGCGGCACGATCCTTGTTGCCGCCCCCATACAGATCAGGGTTAGTGAGCGCAGAAGGCTGCTTGACCGGCGCCTCCAAAGAGAGGCCGGCGAGCAGACCGGACGGCGCATCAGCGTCGCCCGGCTGCTTGCTCGCCTTCGTCCGATCTAGCGGGATCGTGTACCCCGGGTCACCCTTAGAGATCACCTTCTCAGGTGACGGCTTAGGCGCCGTAGGGTTCGCACCCTTCACCTTCGAGCTTGGGCCATCGAGCACCGAATACCCGCGCTTAGACTGCTGGGCAGTCTGCGAGGCCCCCAGGCCCCGAAGAGTGTCCTGCCGTTCGATCCTCTTTTCCGAGGCCGCCTTCTGCGCCTCGGTAATCTTGCTATTGCTGGTCTTCTTCGCCGCCGCCTTCTTCGCCGGGGCACGGCGCCTACGAGTTGCCATATATCAGAAACCCCATCGGTTAGCGGTGGTAAGAGCGGCCTGCTGGTCCTGCGCTGTACTGGTTGTCGTCGGCAACGGCTCAAGCAGCGGGTCACGTTCAAGGAACGTGTGGAACGCGAACTCGGAGAACTGAGTATTCTGAGACACGATGTTCATAACCGCGTCCGTGAACTCCTGCTTCAACGGGACAGCCGCTTGGCTGCCCTCACTGATGTCGTACTCCGAAAGCTGGTCCTGCAACGCCTGACGCAACCGCAGGTACTCACGTACCCCAGCCATGTCGGTGCGTTCGACGTTGTCAACGAACTGCTTGTCGTTGGCAACCTCTGCCAGCTTCTCCACGTCCCGCGTGAACTTGCCTGGATCCATCGACTCGTAATCGACACGCCAGGACGGGTTCTGTGCCTTCAGGTTCTCCACGAACTCGGCCTTCTTCGCCACCAGATCATCCGACTCCGAATAGGTCCGGAGCCCTTCACTGTTAGCGGTCGAGTCGAGCACGTTCATGAACTGCCGGTACTTCAACCACCCCAGAGACGAATCCGCGTCAGCGGCAGCTTCCTGCCCCTTGGAGACATCCCTGAAGTTCACGCCGGAACCCGGCGAGATCTGCCGGGTCTCTTCCCAACGGTGAGCCGACTGGTTGTATGCGCCCTCGCCTTCAGGGCCCACGATCAACCGGATCAGTGCCTTGTTGGCCTCACCGGATTCCATGCCGGCCGACGACACGAGGCCGGAATACTTCTTCAAAGCATCCACGGCTTCGCGGGTAGCACCGACACCCGCGTTGTTCTTAGACATCGACTGCACAAGCGGGAAGAACGTCTGACCGTAGCCCTTGATGAACTGGTCATCAGCCCATCCCGGCTCGTGCTTGTCCTGACGTTCCTTGTTTTGCAGGTCGCGATACGCGTCCTGGTACAGCTTGTACTTCGAGTCGAAGATCGCAGGGAACGGGCTAGACGAGTTGTTGATGATCTTCAGAACACCAACCCACTTAGCCTTCTCCGCAGCCTTCTTCCACGACGGGTCCGGATACTTCTCAGGATCCAAGCGGTGATCCGCAAGATCCTGCATGTAGATCCGTTCCGTGTCGTACATGTGGGCACGAGACTGACCGTTCACCAACTCCGACACACGCTTAACCGTGGACGGCGCAACCGCATCCCACACAGACTCTGGCGGGCCATACGGGTTGATGAAACGAGCAACATCATCCAACTCAGGATTCGCGATCTGAAGCTTCGCGGTAGGGATCGCAACCAGCGGGCCGAAGCCCGGCTGCAAACCGCCCTGAAGAACAATGTTCATTGCCTGCTTAGGGATCCGGAAGTGCTGACCCGCTAGGGTCAGTTCCTTGTTCCCGATCCATGGGGCCCACGAAGGGGCCCTAAGCATCATGTAGGTTTCGTCGTTGAAGTCGTCATGCTCAACCGGGTTGCCATCCTTATCGACAACAAGCCCCATCGCGTTCGGCGCATTCCACAGCAAGTAAGCCTTGCCGAGGATGTCCGGGTTCTCAGCCGCGATCCGGCCCCACTTGCGCACGGTGTCTTCCCACGCCGCGATGAACGGCGAATAGAACCGCAGTGCATGCGACAGGTCAGACTGTGAAGCGATGTCGAACATGTAGTCCTTCATCGCCTTCTGTGCCTTCTTGTGGGCACGAACCTGAACGTTGCGGCGAATCTCTTCGCCCGTCAGAGTCTTGATTTCCGGGTTCGCGTAAATGAACTCGGCAGCCCGCTTAGCTTCCTGCTCATAGACAGCCGCATACAGCGGGTGTCGCGCAAGCTGGTCCTCAGGGGCATCCGACAACCAGCGCATGGTCCGCGAGAACCAGTCGTTGATCATTTGGCCGGCGACCGAACCGCGACCCATCGAACGAGCCAACGCCTGCCCGTGAACGGGCGGACGCGTCTCCGGATCAGGGAACGCGGCCTCAAGATCCTGCTGAGTGATCTTCTCCTTCACAGCCTTAGCACGAAGCTCAGGCGTCGGCAGATAGTGGTTGACGTAACCCACGACCTCCCGGGAGAACCGGTCAGCATCAGCGGTATCCCACGCCATGCGTTCCTGCGCAAGCTTGCCCTTAGGGTCAGTGCGAAGCCATTGCCGCAGGCCCCTAACCGCAGCCTCAGGATCATCCGCGTGCTCAGCCTGAATCCGGACAGCGGCCTTGCCGATGTCCGACTGATTCAACTGCGCGTTGACTGCATGCAGCCACGACTCAAGGTGGTTCGGATCCTGGTGGGTGAGCGATGTCCAGTTCTCAGACATCAACGCGCCCATCGTCAACTTCTCTTGGTCGCCAAGCAGAGCGGCAGTCGTCTTCGTTGAAGCGATGTACCGCTGTTCCCGCCCGTAGGCGTCCGCGAACGCGCCCGGGATATTGCCGGCGCGAGTCAGGATGTCCTTCTGGCCAACCTCACCAAACCGGCCATACGTGGCCGTACGACCCGCACGTCCACCGGAACGGTAAACCTCAAGCCGCTTCTCAATCGCGGTGCCCTGGGCAACCAACTGACGGTAGCCTTCATCCAGGTTCGGGTCAGTGCCCGCAGCCTTCGAAGCGTCTTCAAACTTCTGAAGGTCAGCCTTCAGCACCTTCAGGCGAACCTGATCGGCGTGAGCGGCATACGCCGTCTTGACACGGGACGCGCCACCCATGGTGGCGAACCCGAACGCGCGAGGCGCGAAGTGCATACCGAACGCAGCCGGACCCATCTTCGCGATGGCCCGCAGATCCGAGTCGATCAGTACCCGCATCGGGTACGCGGGACGGAGCAGAACCCCGTACTTCCACGCCTTCTGCAAACCACTGAGCGCACCGTCAACGAACTGTTCCGTCTTCCACCGCTTGAACATCGCCGACTGAAGACGCCCGCTCACGCGGGACTCCAAGCCAGGACGCTGCTCAGCGACGTGATCGAACAGCTTCGCCGCGAGATCCTTCACCCGTCCCTGGTCAGGGAGACGGTTGCCCTGGGCCCATTCCGCCATGTCGTTCAACCAGCCAGAGTGCCGGTCGAGGATCTTCGTGAACTTCCGAAGATCCGGCAGAACGATGTGGTTCTCAAGTTGAGTGTCGAGCAGAGGCCGGTAGTTCACGACACCGGCGTCATCGATCGTCGCGTCACCCGGTAGACCGTCCGCTGCCTTGTGGGCAGTGAACTTCCGCGTCTGCAACTTCAGCCGGTCGGCCTCCCACTTGATCGCCTTCGCCTGTGCAGAAATCACAGCCTGCGCAGTCGTCTCAGTGAAGTGTGGATGTGCATCCATGTACTTCTTCACCATCGACGCCTGAGCGTGCGCGATAGCGTCGTTCACGATCGCATTCCGGGCACCCTCAGTGCGGGCGCCGGCCATCTGGGAAACCAGGTTCTCCCGGTCCTCCGCAGCGATAGCCGAATGCTTCAGGAAGTTGTTCAAGGCAAGCGGTGCCTGCTCGTCATGCATGTCGATGACACGAGGCGCCGACGTAGTGTTGAACGCCTTGATGGCCTTCACGCCGTAGTAGATGTGCGGGGTCGCGAACTTCGACAGGGGAACAGCGACCTTGACGGCCTTGTTCCATGGCGACGACTGGAAGATGAAATCCAGCTTCGCCGGCTCTCGCCGGCCACCTTCCTTCGCGGCAGCCTTCGACATTGCCTTGGTGCTGCCACGAACACCCGCCAACAGCGGCCGGTCCACAAGAGAACCAGCTAGCGAATCCTCGCCAGTGAACAGGTTCTTCAGCTTCTCCGTGCGCGCGGCCTCAGCCTTCGCAGCATTGAACTGGTTGCCTACGGCCTTCAACCGCTCAGCCGTCAACGCCAGGAACTCATCCGACGAGAAGTAGTCCTTACCCATGGACGCAACGTCATCCACGAACTTGTACTTCTCTGCGACACCACGTGCCGTCGTCAAAGCGTCCGGCGAGTGCTGCCACAGTGCCCACGTACGGGCACGCTGAAGATCGTCACGCGACGACTTGAACGCCGCAACCGCATCCTTCGCGGCAGCCGCACGGCTATCAATGTTCGCGAGCGCAACAGGATCGTTGATCCCGGCAAGCGAAATCAGCTTGCCCTGTTCTGCGATCTCTTCCGGCTTCGCGCCGGCCGCCCACATATCCTTGGCTGCTGACTCCATCGCGTTCGCGATAGCCCAGCCGTCACCACCCGCACCCTGAAGGCCCGGGTTCGCCGCGTAGATCTCGGCAGCGGGGCGAGGCTTGCCAATGTCCAGGCCCATGTTCCAGTTGTTCGCCTTTTCAAGGCGCTCACCGAACGAGTCAAAGATCCCGCCGAAACGCTTGGTTTCGTTCAGGACCTTCTCAAGCTGGGCAGTATCCTTGATGCCTCGGGCAACTTGCGTAACCTTCAGCAGCTTCGCTGCCTTGCCCAGAACAATAGTCGGGTCGAGGACAAGCCGGTTCCCGGCATCGAAACTACCCGAGAGCACATCGAAACTCTTCGAGTGCTCATCGAGAAGCTTCTGCCCCTCATCGGTCAAGCCACGGTGATCCCCGATCGGAGTTCCCAACAGCCCGTACCAGAAGTACGCCTGCTCACGACCGATAGAAGTCTTGCCGTTGTTAGCGTCCTGCCACGTCTGCGCAAGATCCAACGGATTCTTGTTGTCCTGAACACCTTCCAGGTTCGCAAGCAACCGCTGACCAGTCATGGCCTGCATGCTTGCGGCCGGTGTGATCGCCTCGCGGTACACCCACTCCAAGGCGTCCATAGCCTTATGGACACCAGGCGAAATCAGGTTCTGTGTGTCGTCGTTCGGGTTGTCCGGCGTGCCGCCGTTGTCGCCGAGAAACAACTGCGTGCCCCGGTTGATGCCCTTCGAGAGGGCGCCACCGAACGTAATGTTGTCGTCAAACCCGGAACGCGCCAGATCGACGGCGGTAGCAATCGGGGCGCCGATGGTCCACCCGACATCCTGAAGGGTTTCGCCAAGCTTCCCGATGAATCCGTCGTGGCCGAAGACATCATCAAGGAAACTCATCTATGTCAGACCTGACTTCTCAAATAGCGCACCAGCGCCAACGTAGTAGTCGGCGTATCAGGCGTCATATCGACAATGTATTGGAGTTGCGGCAGATACCGCAGCATGTAGTTAACGTCGTTCGCGGCCAGATCATTCGGGCCCGCAAGACCAAGCGAAGCCATTCCTGGACCATCGCCCGCATCCGCGCCGTGTGTAACCGGCTGGTCCGGGCGGGCGGAAGGCGCATCTAGGCCCGGCGGTAGCTGCGCCGGAACGGGCGCACCTCTATTCGTGGCACCCGAGGTTAGATCCTTACCTACAGGCGCCCCCGCCTGAACCGCCTGGAAATCCTTCTGTTCGCCGTAGCCGGCGTCCGGCAGCTTAACCGCAGCCGCCTTAGCGCCCGGCCCACCATCAGTGCGCTGACTAAGCGCACCTGGACCGGACACGGCAGCGGGGTTACTGGGCTTCCGGTACCCGCCGTTATTGGCGCGACCGTCAGCCATCGACTTCACCCTTTACAAGCTTCTCGATTTCCGCGCCGGCCTCCGACGCGAAAATATCCCGGTTCGTAATGTGCAGGTTGTGTTCGCCGAGCATGTCTGCCACGGACGCATAGAAGACGCGCCACGCCATACAGATATTCGCCATCAGCGCGAACATGTGGGCGAACAGGAAGACGAAATGGAACTGCCGTGCTTCCGCAACCTGCTCGTCGCAGTCGTCATCTTCCAACATGCTCGCCCCTCTATCAGACCTTGTGTGCGTCGTTGTTGCTGACGTGGTGCTCGTTATCGAAATGCGGACGCTCGTTCATTGGTGGGGCCGGCGCCAGTGGCGCCCGAGGCGGAATCTTGTCGCCTGCCGAGTGGTCACCGAAATCCGGCTTAGTCTCGATATGCCCCTGCTCGTACTTACCTACGTTCTTCGGCATGTGTTCTCCAGTTAGCGGACGATGTAAAGTACGCCCGCGATGATAATTACCAGTGCCGCCAGCGATACCAGCAAATTTCTCTCCATGTAGCGGAGACGGGATTCGAACCCGTGACCTTCGGCTTATGAGGCCGACGTGCTACCTAGCTGCACTACTCCGCGTCGCGGTTGGGCACCGTACCTACGAGAGGGTGCCGCAACCTCGCTGACCTTTCAGGGATCGAACCTGAAACCCCCGGATTAACAATCCGATGCTCTGCCTGTTGAGCTAAAGGTCATCGCGGGGAAGGCCGACGCAATGTCTGCACCTTCCCCTCGTCGGGATGACAGGACTTGAACCTGCAACTTCCTGGATCCAAACCAGGCACTCTTCCAAATTGAGCTACACCCCAGAGGTCCCCACCCGCGTCCACGGGTGGGGTGCGCCGATTTCGTGGGCTCTGATCTGTCCCACACCCCTCGGATAAACGCCACGGGGCTTCCCTAAGAACATGCAGCCCGGTGGACGCCGGCATATGTGCAGGGGTTGATAGGGGACTTCTTACGTCTGCGTACCAACGACCGTCCACGTAGACGTGGTCGTGCCGTTAGTCGCAGTACAGATATACAACTTCGCGTTCGTGGTATCTACAGCGAGCCCACCGAGCTTGGTCGTCCCCGCGAAATCGTTCGCGACCAACGCACCAGCCTTCGTGAGAATCCCGTTCTGCAAACCATCGCTGAACGTGAACAAGGCCACGCCGTCAGTCAGCCGCACAAACGATCGCAACCCCGGCGTACCGGAGATGCGGGTTGTGACCCCCGAGTTATCGACCTGCCCAGTAACAATGGAGTCGTTCGCGCCGGCATCGAACTGGATACCGATATCGGTGTTCGGATACCGCCCACCACCGCGAAGAAACACGTTGCACCCGTTGAGAGTCAACCGGTCAGTCGAGATCCGCAGGCCGATCACATCGGCGGTATCGATCGTGATACCAGTGACCGTCCACGGAGCTGCATCGAAGAAGAACCCGTTCGCGTCGTCCTGAGATTCACAGCCGGTCATGATCCCACGACCAGACGAAACCCAGAAACCCCACGTGTCCGAGAAGTACGACTTACAGTTCACGATCTTCGTGTTACCGGAAGCGATACGGTACCCCGAGCCGTCCGAACCACCGACGTGACAGTTCGCGATATACGAGTCGGATGCGGTCGTCAGGTTGATTCCGTCACCAGAACAATCCCGGACCTGCAAACTGTCGATGATATTTCCACGGTTGTTCGCCGTGCCCGTGGCATGTAGATACACACCATGGCGGGTGCCACCGAGAAAGTTGGTGATCGCCAGATGCATAATCCAGTGGTCTGCGTCCGGGTCAATCGGTGGATACGGGCTAGTGTCCGTACCGCCAGTCATGTCGTAGTCGATACCGTTACAGGTACCGCCACCGACAGAGTTGCCGTTGATCCAAAAGTCTCGCACCATCGTCAGGTGTGTGACGTTCTGGGCAAGCTTGATAACGCCTGTCCCCGCGTTGCTGACCGCGCGTAGCTCGGTGAGCATGCCGACACCGCGCAACTGAATACCGGTGTGGATTTGGATCGGGTTAGAGATCTTGAATGCGCCACCCGACAACTGGACAAGCCCCCACTGCTGGGAACCGCCAGGCATCGTGGCGTCACGAGAAGTCAGAACCGCCGCAAGGTTAATCGCGGACTGGATCTTTGCCTCGTCGTTTACGCCGGTACACACGAAATCCGCAGCCGTCTTCACAGCCGTTGGCGCGTCGCTCGCCGCGACCACAACACCGATCGTCCGGCCAGGCGGACCGGTAGGACCAGCCGCACCGGTAGGACCCATCGGCCCAGCAGGTCCAGCGGGACCGGCAGGCCCGGCAGGGCCCGTAGGACCCGGCACAGTCGAAGCGGCACCAGCAGGCCCTGTAGCGCCCGCAGGGCCCGTAGGGCCCGTGTTCCCGGTAGGACCGGCAGGACCAGCGGGGCCCGTAGCCCCGGCCGCCCCAGCGGGCCCTTGAGGGCCCGTGGCGCCTGCGGGTCCAGGATCACCCTGTGGCCCTGGAGGACCACCCGCAGGACCGGTCGGCCCCTGAGGGCCGGGCGGCCCTGGAGGGCCGGCTACGCGCAGGATGCCGACGCCGGCCGGCACGGGCGCGTACAGCCCAAGGTTCAGGGGTGTTCCGTCACCGAGCGGTACTTCGAACGCCCACTTGCCGCGAGTCCAATACTGACCCGACGAATCCTGTAGGCGCTCCTCAAGTAGCATCGTGAAACCCTGAGACACGTAATCCGGGTCATCATTGACCGGCGCATCCCATTCCCACGTGTTGCCGATAACGTCAGTGGTCCACTCACCCTTAAGGATCGTGAGACCGTTGTTGCCGATAATATCGACAGGGAGCGTGACCGTAACCTGACCTGTGACGCCGGAGCCGACAAGGTCGGTGTAATTCAGGAAGACGGTCCGCGTAGAAAGGTCAGGCGGAAAAGCCATTCATGAACTCCTAGACCGGCCTCGTGGTCCGGGTCGAAAGCGAAAGATTCGGGTTACCTGTACCCGTCGTGCCGGCGATGCTTTGCAAAAGCTGCTCGGCCGGCCCCATAGAACCGGTCTGTTGCATCTGTTGCATTGGATCGCCACCTCCTGCCCCGCCACCCATAAGAGCGGCCATAGGGTCTTGTGGAGGCGCAGCCCCACCGGCAGCCGCCATCTCTTCAGGTGCTGGTTGCGGTGGCGGTGGGGGAAATGCAGCTTCGACCGCATCCTCAATGGATGCGCCCTTCTGCAACTTCTGAATAACAGTGTTGACCTTCAGGACCAATTGGGTCGGGTCGCCGCCCTGCATAGCCATAGCCGGGATTGCCTGGGGCAAAGCGGCGATAGAGCCCAACAGGGCGTTACGGATCTGCTCCACGTTGATGCGCTTCTGCTCTCCGACAACATCAAGCTCGAACGGCATTTGCCGCTGAACCGTGTCCACGGAGATAACACCGGACGTGAGAGCCTGCAACAGGAAGACGAGACTGCGGTTCGGGTCAAGACCCGCCGTAAGACCGTACGAAACAGAACAGGTGTAGTCACCTGCAATGTCCCTAGCCGGGCGATACTTCACCTCGAACGGGGCGCCGTCCTCCAAGCCACGAATGGACTTCTCCACGTCAGGCCACAACGCTTCATCCAGTTCGAGACAGATTGCAACAACGTCCGTCAGGGCTGACGCGATTCGTCCCTGCAATGTCTTGATACGTGCGTCATAGCCGGCCATGAGTGCTTGCACACCCTTGCCGGTAATGATAGACGCATCCATATTGCCGTCGCGGGCTTCCGGCTGACGAGACCCGATCCGCATCTCGTCGGCCATCGACTGCTTCTCAAGGAACGGTTCCTTCGGAACCGACAGATCGACACGCCGAACATTCTGCGGCTGGTCAGTACGGATCTGGGCATTCGGCCCGATCTGCACCTCTTGCGTATCCATCGGGATAGCGATAGGCGCGTTAGCAACCTCTTCCGCAATCCGCATCGTGTAAAGCGCCATCTTCGCGCGCGCGATCTGGACCCACACCAGATCGTCGTAAGCGCCTCGTCCGGCCTCACCCGTATGAGGGCGTTCAACGACCCTCACGCGGCAGCGCGAGATGGGGTTCTTCTCCTGGTGCAAAGTCAAGCGAAGCTGCGGAATGAATACCGCATCGACGTCCTTGTCGTAATACCGGACAACCTCGACGGTTTCCTGGTTGCGGGACTTCAGTTCGCCCAGAGCGAGCGCGTAATCCTGATACTCCCAGATCAGTTCCTCAACGGAACGACGGAAACAACGGGCATACCAGACGGTACGACCCAACCGATCCAGGGCGTAGTAGGAGTCAAACGCAGAATCAACATAGATACACGGAGTCTTCGCGTCATAGTCCGGCTCCACGATGTACGCGGTGTGATCGTATGACTCGATATGGTCCGCTGCCAGGATGTTCGTTTCACCCAGCATCGAATGCGTAATGTAATGGTTGACGATCTTCGTACGCTTGTCCGCAGACTTGCGGGCAGCGTCCGTATTCATGTTCGGGTTAGCACACGTAAACGACGGCAGAGGCGCGATCGCCTCGGCCGAAGAACGCGCAGCCACATCGATAAAGTTGGCGACCATCGGTTCCGGGATCTCAGCCGGGAACATCCCGTACTGAACCTCATCCCACTTGCCCTCACGAATCGCCTTAACCTGGTAGCGCTTCTCGCGCCGGCCCACGGTCTTCCTGCGGGCGATGTCGATGTTCGACATCATCTGTTCAAGTGTCGCCATCACACCACCCGATAGTCATCTAGACGAACCACAGCAGCCCTCTGTCTTTCTCGCGGCGAAACCAGGCCGCTGAACTGCCGGGCACCTGTCACCGATGTGATCTTGGTCTTCTCGCGGGCGCCAACCTCAAAGAACCAGAGCGCCATCACGAGATCGCAAGGCGTCTTCTTCGGGTCGAGTTCAGGCGTCCAAATCTGCAACTGCTGCACCAGCACCCGGAGACCGTCGTTATCGCATCGTGGCAATTCGAGCAAGGGCGGCGAAATCAACTTGCGTGTACCGTCCCCGATGTCCTGCCAAGTGCCGAACAGCGGTGACATGGAGGCGACCCCGAAGTTCACGTCGAACTTGTTCTTCCCCGTATAGTGGGGAACCAATCGCACACCACGGGCAACCAGCCATTGGTTTAGTTCGAAATCCTGAGTGAACATGGTAAGAAGGCCCGTCTTCTCGATACGCCACTCGTTCACTCCGTACTCTAAGGTGATGGCCTTGATGCGTTCCTTCAACTCCTGAGGAGTTGGATGCTTCACATTCCAGGCGTCGTAGATGAAACGCTTATGGGTACCGCGCTGAATCGCACCGACGATGATGCCGGCAAACCCCGTGGTCGCCGGGTCCACAGACCCGATCACGTACACGTCATCCGGGACAGAGATCATGCCGCCCAAGCGGCCATGTGCACGGCCCTTGTTCGTCGCCTCGGTGATCCCGTAGCTGGGGAAGGCGGCGTTACCGCCCACTTCCTTCTGCATGTACGCCTGAAGCCACACGTTCGTGTCCAGGTCATCCTTCACGGCCCCGATATGGCGGCCATCCCAACGCGGATACAGCCCATCATCGTCGCCGTGCTTACAGTCGTCGGTGTCACACCAACAGTCGTCGTTGTCGTTGTACCAAGAGTCCGTTGCCCTAGGCCACAACGTTACCCAGTCGTCCCGGTTCTCCGTCTCCTCCAACACCGCCGGCTGAGACAAGTACGTCCACGGAGACTTCCCACTCTGGAAGTTCTCCGGATTCCTCAATTGCCAGTAAAGATCGGCTGGCGAGATGCGGGTACCGATGACCGCGACCAATCCCGAGGCGCCTGGGCGGGAGGAAACCTCTACCTGCAACCAGCGCATCTGCTTTTGCCAGCCAGCGGCGTTATCGCCGTCAATCGCGTCATCGAGAATCACCTTGTCGAGACGCTTGCCGTAGATCTGAGACCCGATACCCAACCCCTGAAGGGTCGGATCCTTGTCCGATGGGTCACGATCTGCGGACGCCAACCGGATGCGGCTGGCAGACCACTCGTCGGCGGTAGCTAGAAAGCCACCCTCCGGCGCGAAATCCTTGATCAACTCATGGTTATCAGGGTGCGTCAACCGAGTCTTAACACCATAAACCATGTCCTCGGCCATATCCGAAGTCTTCGAAACAATACCCAGCTTCACACCAGGATTGATACAAATCAGGTACGTCACCCAATCCAGGGTGATCGTCGTCGTCTTCGCATGGTTCGGAGGACAATTGAAAACAATACGCGTCGGCCGGCCAGGCTCATAAGTCTGAGCCGGATGCAAATCCCGAGGAGGCCGGCCCTCCAACAAATCAATCCACTGCAACTGGTGCCAAAACGTCTTACGCTTCAAATAGTGGTCACGCCACGCAGCGAACCCCAAGGTCCGCCACTTCGCCCGGTTCTCCTCCCGGGTGTTCGTGTCCACCTTCCGGGTAGCCATCACCGAATCGACAGCAGCCCGGAAATCCGGGTCGTTCTTCCGCCAATACTCGTACGCCTTCCGGCTACGATCCACCTTCTCGATCGCCGCCGTGATGTTAAACCCAGCCTCGATATAGCCAATGAACGTCTGCTTCGCCGCCTCCGGAGTCAACTTCCGTTGACCCGCAGACACACCACCCCGAGACCGCTTCAACGTGTGGCCGGCATTAGCCCGGCCTCCGTAACCCTCAACCGAATTCGCCACAACCACTCCTGACAGGGAGGACCCCGTCCAGGGGGCTAGCAGGGATAACTACTAGGGGGCCGGGATTTCAGGTCCCGGCACCCCCACGACAAAAACCATCACGCAAGAGCGCGCGTTCGAACGCGCGCTCTAAGGGGCCCCGATACCCGTAAGGGGCCCCGCTAAGTTCGTTACGTCGAGAGCCCCCCAAGGGCTCTCTCGTACATGGCTGGTTCGGTAGTAACCTCCACCAGCAGGGACCACCTCACGCCGTTCGGTGGGCAGTAAAAGGCTTCCCCATTTAATACAACCCCCGAACAGCACGCCGGCCACTGCCAAGAGTGGCCCGATTTGGTTGCCTACGGCAACCTCGTATAGCCTCTGACCTGGGCTTTCACGGAGAATGTAACGATTCGGTAACAGACCCGAACGACATCGCAGCACGGGCCCCGAACGTAAGCACCCAATTAGCCAGACACTCATGACAAGAGTCAGAGCAGTTAGCGCCGGCCGAGTTAAAAATGTGGGTCGATCGTTGCCTCAGGCAACAGTTGCCGACAGCAACGGATGTGGTTGCCACAGGCAACAAACAAGCGCTTGACCTAGGCTCAGAACACCTCTGGCCACACAGAGAGCCATGCATCACGCGCCTCATATACGTGGAGCTCTACGTATATAGGTGGAGATCGTTGCCTAAGGCCCCCATATAGGGGCCAAGGGCAAGGAATGCCCGTGTTCTGTTCACTCTCGGATACGGGTGGGGGGTGTGCGTGCGTGCGGCCTGGTCGTGACCCGGTTGGGTTACGGGCTGAGCGTGGGAAGGTCACGTGTTGATAACGGGTTGGTAACTTCGCTTCGGTGGGTTTGTGGACTTTGAGCGCGGTGGGGCAGTGTCTGTCTCGCACGGCGTGAGGCGGTAGGGCGGAGCGGTCGCTCCGAGCGCTTCCCCGGTTCGCGGGTAGTCGAGCCAAACTGAATAGTGTGCCAGCGAGTGTGGCGAGTAGGGGTATAGCGGAAGCTCCCCCACGGAGCGCATGGTGAGTCTGGGAGAAAGGCAGGCCAGGGCCTGCGCGTCTCCTCCCGTGTGTGGCCGGATGATTCTTAGCCGAGGGCCTGGCAGGGTGCACGCATTCCCCGTGTTGTGCACCCGCTGACGTGAGCAAGTGCATTCCTTGTTGTTACGTGCAAAGCCGATGAGCGGCTTTGTTCGTTGAATGGGGAGTGGTGGAAATGGCAGATCACGGCTTGGAAATCGCGGAGTTGCACGCGTTGCCTGCTGGCACGGAGTTGCATTACACGAATTGGCCGGGGCGCCCGAGTGTGCCAGTGAAGTTGTTGAACCGGGACGGGAATGTCCAGTTCGCCGATGGGCACACGCTTTACGCGTTCGCTGACGAGTTGTCTCGTGAACCGCGCGCCGGGTTGGGTGAGTGAGATGCGGATTGGCAAGCGTGAGTCGTACCGCGAAGAGATCAACTCGGACGGATTCCACGTGTCGCGTTGGTTGCGCATCATCGGTGACTACAAATACTCGTTTACGCGGGTTGAGGATGCGAACCGTAACGCTTACGTGGATGTCTGGATCATGTGGCCGGAAGGTGGGGATTATGTCCGCACCTTCCACGGTAAGACGACGCGGCCGAAGACAGGTGTTCAGGTGTTTTCGGAGGAACTGGGCAAGTTGATTCGGTTCTGAGTGACTGTTGAGCCCACCCCTGCGGGGGTGGGCTGACTCAGCTACTCATGATGGGTAGTGGTGGATAAGGGGAGTGGTTGAGATGGGCGAGTTTGTGGTTGTTCAGGTCAAGTCTGCGAAGACTGATGACAAGTGGATGGACTACTCGCGGTGTAGCGCGCGGAATGCTGTGGAGTTCCTGGTGTCGTCGTTTGCTGACAGCAAGGGGACGGAGTTCCGTGCGAAGCACTGGATTACCGGGAACCTGTTGAACAAGGCTCAGCTTGAGAGCATGACTGTGGAGCCTGGTGCGTTCGCGGAGCGTGAGCCTCGGGAGTGGTGGCGGGTGACGATGACGTGGGAGGGCGAGTCTTGCCCTTCCGATTCGACGTACAGCCCGTGGATCTACAAGCTGCAGGAGGCAATCAGCGAGTTGCACCGGCGCGGTTTGAATGCCGGTCGTGGTGATGTGATGCGTATCGAAATCGCAGTAGAGGAGGTGTGACCGATGGCCACTGTTCTCTATGACGGGCTGAAGGTGTGTCACTCGTGCGCGAACTTGATCGCGAACGGTGAGGTATTCGATGAGTCCGGCGATATCTCGGAGGCGCATGCGGCGAGGATGGTTGCGCACATGGCACGCAATCTGGGCGGTTTGGTGTTGGCGTGCGGGAATTGCCACTGTGACGAGTCGGTGTCTAGCTCGGAGTGTGATGGGTGTGGCGATACTGCGCAGGGGTGGCGGCATCCTGCTGCAATCTTGGGCTGAGCGATCGTTGAGAGTGCGGGCCTTCGGGCCCGTGTCTCTCACTCAGTTGCTTAGAGCAAGTAACTGGATTATGGGGAGTGGTTAGTATGATGGTTGTGGATGGCAAGGGTGTTGCGTCACGGTTGAACTACCGGCCGGATCACGTGCACATTACGGAGCCGTTTCGTCACGTGCTCTGGTGTCGCGTGCCCTGGGCCCGCTGTCAGGGTGACGTACCGCGTACGTCGTTTGTTGTGACGGAACCGGAGTGTGACTGGCGTGAGGTCCAGTGAAGCGCTGGGAGGTGTACGAACGGCGCACGGGACGGCTGGTGTGTATCGGTTCGCGCCGGTACACGCGTCAGGTGTGCAAGGGCAGGCCCGAGTATGCGCGGCACAAGGTGGAGATCGCGCAGAGCCTGTTTGAGGGGATGGGTGAGACGTTGCCGTGAGCAAATATCCGTATCCCGGGTATCTGACCCCTCGGGAAATGTTTATGTGGTGGGATTGGGAGGATCATCCCTCGGGCCCGCCGTTGGATGATCCTCGGGTGAGTTGGGCTACAGAGGCACAGTGGCGCGCGTTCGTGGAGTATGCGAAACGCGAGCGTGAGCGGCGTGAGTGACGGAGGAGGGTTCACAGCCTGCGGGCTGTGGGCCCGATCAGCTACTCAGGTTGAGTGGTGTTGAGGTATGGGGAGTGGTTAGAGATGACGCGTGAATTCAGTCAAATTGAGGTAGGTCGTCACGCGCACATGTCCTCGGCTGAGGTTGAGGAGATGTGCAGTGAGCGCGTAGGAGTGGAAGAGATCACGGATGCGTGCGCTGTCACGATCGCATCGTGGTACCAGTCGCCGGGGCCTACGGGTATCGCTTTCGCTGGGCTTGCTTCGTCAGGTTCGGCGGATGTTGACACGCTGTTGGAGAACATCTTCTACGCGCGGAACAACGATGTTCCGGCGTTGCCGGAGGGCGAGCGGGAAGCGGCGAAGGTGCAGCTTGACATGCTCGCTACTTGGGCGCTGCGGAAGGTGGACGGCAGTTCTGACTGACGGTCGGCGACACGTCTTGTACGTGTCGCCTGTCAGCTAGTCAGGGTGGCTAGTGAGATAGATGGGGAGTGGTTGTTGTGAGCAACGTTGTTTGGTCGGCAGAGAACGGCTGGCACGACGGAGAAAAGGTCGATGTCCGAGTCGAGCACGGGAAAATCGTGGCTGAGAGCAACGAAAAGGGTTTCCCGGAGTTGGCTGCCGAGTTCACGGCATGGAAGCGTCAGCGTCAGGAGTACGGCGAGACTGACGGGATGCGCGTCGGGCCCACTTCGGGGCAGTGGGAGGCTTCGGACGATCGGGCGTTCGGCATGCTTGAGGAGTACGCCGACAAGGTGCGCGCGTTGAACGCCGCTGTGAGTGACTTGGAAATGCTCGATGGAACCATGTGGGGTGACGTGGCCGAGCACTTCGGTTGCACGGAAGCTTCCGTGCTCGGTGACCTGTTGGTGACTCTCGGCCTGGTGCACGACGCGGAAATGTTGATGACGTGCCACTACTACGCGGATGATGTGGATGAGGAGCAAGAGGTGGAGATGCACACTGACTCGGAAGGTGTGCGGGATGAGCGGATTCGTCCAAGCATCCTGTTTGGTGACAGTGAACCGTCGTACTGAGTGACGTTGCCTCTGGCACCGGCCCGGCCGGTGCCTTTGGTTGCGCAACTCAGCGCACGCATATGGGGAGTGGTACAGATGGCAGAGTGGAAAGAGATCGCGCGTGACCTGTCCGGGTTCGTGGCTACGTTCCTGTCTGAAAAGACGGGTGACACGTGGTCGGTGGATCAGGGCAAGGAACACGACTGGTCTGTGTGGTTGGTTCGCACGGATGCCGAGGGCAAGGAGTCGGGGCGCGTGTTCGTGCGGCCGGACGACAAAGACAAGGAACGGATCATGTTCTCGGCTACGTATCCGGCGAACACGGTCTACCCGCGTCCGAGGCGCGTACAGATCACGTGCGACCGTTTCAAGGATGTTGACAAGATCGCAGGCGACATTCTGCGTCGGCTTCTGCCCGACGCTGAAGCGGAGTGGACCCGTGTTGCCGAGGGCAACGCTTTGGATGTGGAGCAACTGAAGGCGCGCGAGGCCGCATACGAATCACTGAGCGCGGTTGTCCCGTTGGATCGTGGACGGGAGGAGCCGAAGGTCAGCGACACGCAATGGGTGGCGGACTGGCGCGGCCCGAAGGGCCCGGCTGACCACCACGTGACGGCAGAAGTCAAGGCGAACGTGTGGGGCAGCGTCTTCGATGTCAAGTTGGCGAATCTGACAATCGACCAGGTGCACCAGATCCTGTGGGTTCTCAAAGGCGGCCGGAACACGGGCGTGTAACGGACTCTCGACAGAGAGTCAAGCACCATGGTTGTATGTGTCGCTTCGGGCCGGTCCAACTCCCTCACGGGTTGGACCGTGCCCGTGCCGGTGCATCACCAGGCCGGCGCATTAGGTAAAGCGCCTACGTAAGGGGTGGTTGTAGTGGGGAACGACTGGAATCCCGCCCGTCTGAAGTACGGGGAGGGGCCGCGTCATGAGCCGGACATCAACACGGGTGCGCCTCCGCGTGCACACGGGCGGGAATGGCCGGTGCTGAAGTCGGCTCAGGAGGTAGAGGCCGAGCGTGCCTCGCAGGCCACGGGAGACTGACGCCCTGGTGCGTCTCCTCCGTGGTTACGGTCGCCTTTATGACGACCCTCCGGAACAGCAGGGGACGACTGTCGCTGAGACGCGTCTCCGTGTCGGCAAGCTGATGGCTGACGCGTTCCGGGAACTTGACGGCTTGCTTCAGGCGGGGGAATCGATGCCTGAAGCATGGAAGGCAAGTTGGTTCTATGAGCAGCCGATCGAAGGTCAGGAGACAGGGCCGGAGGCAACTACGCCTGACGGACCCTCTAGGGGAAAGGAACCTCAGTGACAAGTGTGGTAGCGGAGGCGCCCGGTGTGGCGCCTCTGAATCTCTCGGAGTCTGGATCATGGCTGTGCAGTCAAGACGAGACCCTGAGGGCCCTGGTATACCGGATCGGTGCGATGGTGGCCGATGAGCCGGACATGATCGCTGTTCGGGATGCCGTGATCGAGTACGACCGGATCAACGGACTGTGGACCAATTCGCTCGGTATGTCGCGGGACGGGTTCACGGGTCGCGCGGCTGAGCAGCGGGAAATGCTCACGATGACGCCGGGCGAGATCGGTCGGCTGCGGATGCTGGCAACGCTGGCACCCAAGCCGGGGACGGCCCCGGGTGTGCAGTTCTCGGTGTTCGATCTGACGACGTTCAACGCGACGGCTGCGGGCCGCGAGTTGGTGTATGCGTACACGCGTGCGCTGCGGTGGGGCGTGGTCGGGTGACCGTTCTTCTGTTCGGGATCTCCGCCGTGTTCTATACGGCGAATTGGATCTCAATGGATCACGGCAAGGGCTTGAATCCGATGTGTCTCGTGATCGGGGTCATGTGTTCTGGGGCCGGGCTGTATTCGCTGGCAAGAGATTTCAAACGGAAGTTCTGACCCCGGTGGGGTTGAGAGGGACACGCGCTACTTATCGGGGGTGCGCGTGTCCCTTCTCTGTTTCACCGGTAGATCAACGGATGCATTCAAGGGGGATTCATCAAAGGGGTTGGTTGTGGCGGAACGAAGTGGGTTGAAGGGCAATCCGGCAAGCAAGCGGATGGGAAACGAGGCCGCGAAGCGGAAGCGGGCACGGTCGTGGGCGAAGCGGCAACAGGAGAAGTTCAAGAACCGGGCCGAGCAGGAGAAGGCCGCTCTCCTCAATCGTGTGCTTCGGTCGGGTGGTGAAGCCACCCCATGGGAGCGAGTGAAGGCGCGGCGGCGTGCGATCCGGCACGGTGCCGGCCTGGTGTCGTGACTCGGCAGTCAGAGCCGGGCCCTAAGCCGGGCACGTACGTAATCACGATCGAAATTCCGGATATCGACCCGGAATTGGTGTCGCCGGACATGCTGAGACTAGAGGCATTGTATGCGTCTATTCGCACAATTTCGGCTGCATTGTTTGACGAGACGTGGGTGACATTTCATCGGGTAATGCCAGATAGGGGGAAACATGGAGGACCCATCAATCCGGACACATGACGTTGTATTCGAGCAGGTAATTGCTATTCTCGGCATTTTCGCCGTGCTGGTAATTGTGTGCGGCCTCATTGTCGCGTACATGATTCACCGGGATCGGAGGCAGTGACATGTTCGGAATCTTGTTCATAGCGGTGATCCTGCTGTGCGTCTTCGGACGCCGGTAGGGTGCGCCGCACTACTCGGAAGGGCTGAAAGTGGCTCAGATCGGCACACAGCGCCTCTCAGGGGCGCTCACAGGCAGGCACCGCGCCCGGCTCGCTCGGCCGTGGCGCATCTTCCACCCGGCTCGCGCGCGGCGAGCCCTGCGGGCCGCCGCATGACAAAGGGCGCCATCGCCGGGGGGCAATACCATTGGTGTCTCGAATGCTACGAATACACAACGAGACGTGAAGACCGTATTTGCTGGCATTGTATTTCAGGGCGGGAAAGAAAGAATGCGATCGTGGACAAGTACGAAGTCCCGACCCCAATTCGATTCCCGCTCGCACCTGAAACAATTCTCCCCTGCATGGGGAAAGAGGATCAATTCCTGAAGCCGAATGCGGGACAGAAACAGCGCGACCTCTGTCACGCGTGCCCCGCGTACGCATGGTGCCTCGAATGGGGCATCGAGAACGACGAGTGGGGCACGTGGGGCGGCCTGTCACAGGCCGAGCGCCGTAAGGTTAAGGCTGGGTTACCGGCATTGACACAGGACGCCTACACCCTGATAGCTTGACTCTCGGCCTGCCCGGTGCGCACCCCGTTCGCTTGGCAGCCACCCCCCATAGGACACCCCCGAAACTGGGCTCCACACCCCGGTTTCGGGGGTGTTCTGCGTTGTGGTACGTTCCTGCTGCGCACGTTTCTGAGATAGACCCGACACGTAGTGGGTCGAGGCTCAGACCGGAGCGCCTAAGTGATCGGGATACGCAACCCGGCGACACGGTGATCGGAACGGGTACACACAGGGCGAGTGCTGGCCCGTAATCGCGACACCAGGCAGGGCCCCGGGATGAGCTACTAACAACCTCCCCCGGGGCCCTTTCCTTGTGCTAGCTTCGTGGGGCGCCAACTGGGGGCACGGAGCCCCCGCGCATTACCTGAGGGGAACTGCTGTGAAGCTCCACAAGTTGGGAAAGCTCGCCACGCTCGCCACGTTCGCCGGCCTGGTGCTCGCCACCGGGGGAAGCCTCGCCGACGCCTCGCCATTCGACCCGACCCGGGCCGCCACCGCGCTCCCGGCAAACAGCGTCGGCACCGCGCAGGTCAAGGATGGTTCGCTCGGTCAGAGCGACCTCTACCCCGGTTTCGTGACGGCCTTGTATGGGGTCTACAACAGCACCGTGGGATTCCCGGCCCTCAAGCCGGAAGTCAAGGCCGCGCTGGACTCGACCAAGGCGCTCGCCGACACCGCCAACCCGCAGGAGATCGGGCTCATCGGCGGACCGATCAAGACCAACGGAACCAAGCTGTCGCTGGACATGACAGTTCCGGCAGGCAAGTACCTCGTGACCGTGTCCGGCCAGATCGACCGGCACCAGGACGCGGCCAAGCCGGGCCGCGCCACGCAGCCCCAGTTGTCGCTGTGGCGCGACAAGAACAACAACGGTGAGTTCGAGTGGCAGGATGGCGAAGGATCGATCTCGCCGAACTGCACCATCCCGGACACGACCGGCCGGTCGTGCACCGTCTCCGGATCCACGGTCATCACGACAACCGTTGCCGAGCACTGGAAGTTCGTTGCCTTCGGCTACAACGGTGACGGATCGGATGCCGGAAGCAACGAACTCGCCGTGTCGAACGCGACCTTGATCCTGGTCCCGATGCGGTAGAGTGGTTCCACCACCCCATCCGGGGTGGCTGTCGGGATCTAGTTAATGCCAAGATGCCACTCCCCGTGAAGTCGCGGTACGATCCCGATTTATGTCTGTGGTGAACCGGAGCGCCCCCAGCCAGGACAGGGCTGGGGGCGCTTCCGTCTGTTAACGTGGCCTCAGTGGGCCCTCTCGACGGCTAACAGGCGCTGGCCTAGGGAGGGTCCACGCCAGTTCACACAGGGATAGAAAGGGGCCCGCAGTGGCCGAGACAGAGCAGTTCCAGGAACTCCTGAGCAAGGTGCTTGGCGACGCCGAAGCAACCAACCTGTTCGAGGACGCCATCGCCGCCAAGCGGCTACGCGAAACCCTCAGCGAATGCCGGGCCGGTGCCGAGCTTTCGCAAGAGCAGCTAGCCAAGCAGATCGGTTGCGCACAGGCGCAGATCTCCCGCTACGAACGCGGCGACTACGATCCGCCGATGGGGTTCCTTCGCCGGTATGCGCAAGCCTGCGGATGGGATTTGAAGTTCCAGGTCACCTTCCGCTAGGCTCCCCGCGAGCAACCCTCAGGTGCCGGATGGCCTGGTGCACTCGGCAAACCATCAACCACATGTGACGTACCGATACGAAAGGTATCTGTCCGTCTTTGGCGGGTGGGCTTGCACACGCCGAGCAGGTCTAATCTGAGGGCCCGTTGGAACCCACGTTTCGCCCGGGAGATCCGTTGCGCGGGAATCGGCCGAAACATTCCAGGTGGGTAACAACACAACGAGAGGGCCCCGACTCCTTCAGCCGGGGCCCTCTCTCGTGCTAGCTTCTCTCTCGGCCCACCATTCGAGGGGGCACGCCTGTAATGCGCTGTAGGGGATAGAAAGCCCCCCGGGATTGGAACCCCCGGGGGGCTTTCGCTTGTGGTAGGTTCTTCGTCGGGAGAAATGTCTTGGACCGACGCCACTCCCCTTTCCAGAAGGGCCCCCGGGTTTGCGTGCCGGGGGCCCTTCCCTTATCGTTCTACGGGTCGTCACATCACCCTTGCTCAGATAGGGATCCCCCCGTGTCGACAAAGAGGGCCCATCGGCTGCTACCGATGGGCCCTTCTGCTTGCTCTAGAAGTAGTCGTCCTCGTATTCGCCGGCCTCGCCCAGGTCGTACGGCTCCCACGCGGGGCCGGCCGATTTCCAGGCCGGCGCTGGAAGGTCCTCAGGGACGTTCGGGACCTTCCAGACAGCGAAAGCCCCAGCCAACGCCACAACGACCGCCAGAGGCACCTTCCAGCCCGTAGGAATGCCGGTCACGCCCAACGCGGCCGACGCCAGTAGCCCCACGAGAGCTACGTACATCTTCGCGTACGCCGCGAACTTCACTTCGCGCCATCCCCGTCCACGGGCGTAACCGCGCCCTCGATCCGGGAAAGCGTGTCGTGGAACTCCTTGTACCGCGCCAACGACACCCGATCCTGCTCATGTAGCCGATCCGCGAGATCGGAATACCGCGCCGTCTCCGCATCCGCGTGCGTCTTCAACGCCGCAAGAATCTCCTGCACTTCAGCCTCCGTCATTCCCTCGATTGCATCCTTGCTGTGGCCCTCCGAGAACCACGGCACAAGTACCGCGTTGAACTGCCGGATCCGATCCGGCCCCGGGCACGTCTTCGCCTTCGGCGTCCACGGACCAGGCGCACCCCACATCGTGTGGTAACCCACGCCCGGATCCTGCGGATCCCGGCACTTCCGCAACGGGAAGTTGTGCGTCTCGCTCAACCACTTCAACAGCGTCTTGATCGCGGCGAGCTGTAGGTCGTTCCACTCGCCGGCATCCTTGCCCTGCGTCTCGATCGACACATAGCCGAAGCGCTGAAGACCCCGCATAAACGAGTTCGCCTTCAGGTTCGCATCGGCCTCGTACGCCGTGTCCCGGTACTGCTCGATAGCTCCGTCTTTCCGGACGAAGAAGTGCGACTCCACACCATCCGACTTCCCCGAAGAGAAGTACTCGAACAGAGACTTGTTGTCTCCCGAGTCAACGTGCAAGATCGCGCCCATGGCAATGATCGGTGGATCATTGGGGCCGGGGGCAATCACTTTCTTGATCGCTAGCGGATACCAAGCCATTCATGTACCTCTCATGTTCTAGACGTTCTCTCTCGTACTCCTCGTCCAGCCACGAGAAGTACTCATCCTCAGTCACCGGGAAGGCAGATGCTGCGGGGCACCGTTCTGGTTCTCCGTAATAGCCCGCGCATGAGCGTTTGAGATTGCACGCCGAGTGCCCACATACTCCGGTTCCTGCTCCCATTCGTCCTCCGGTCCGTCCTCACGTGGCCGGGGACCACCTAGAAAGTCCTGCATCTTCGCAACCGCCTTATCGATGTACGAGGCAACAGTCGCCTTCGCCACAGGCGCCGGTTCGAATGCCTCACCCAACGCCTCATACGTTTCGCCATAGGCGAAGTGCTTCTTCAACAGCAGGTACTCAGCCTTCTCTAGCGAACTGAGCGCCAGGTCCACGTCGCACATGATCGCGAGCCACGCGCCACCCTCCGCAGGGTCGCCGGCCACACGGCCGGCAGACTCGCCACGGAACGGCGGATGCTCCCAGTTCTTCCGCTCAAACACGTAGTGCAGAAGACCCGGGTTCGTCCCGTCACCCTTCAACATTCGCTTGGAGTAGAACGTCTCGTCCTCAGGCTCGTAGCCGATCTCCGCTGCCTTCTGCTTCCGGGCATAATCCCGGCACGCGTTCCGCATGCTTGCCACAAGCAACCGATCGCCTGTGCCCTCAACGGCAAGGAACTCGGCAAGCTTCCGGGGATGCTGCACACACCACATCAACGCGACCTGAGTCAGGTCATCCGTATCCGACGTGTGGTACTTCCGTCGCACCGAACGTGCGACCTGAAGCGCGAGTGCTGACAGGCGCTCGAAGTTCTCTTCGATCAGGCGCGCACTCACTTCTTTCCCTTCCACTCCTCGTCACGCTCACACGTCACCTTGAACATCTCCTCGGCAGCCGCATGGAAGACGACAACACCCTCAGGCTTGTCGTACCCGCCGCGCGCCAAACTGCCGTTCTTCTTCAGGCTGTCCACCGTGGCGCGCACCGCGCCGGTAGAGAACATGCCCTCGTACAGCACCGGCACGATCGACAGACCCTTGGGCCATGTCGCGTCGTCGTACAGCGGATCCCACCGGGCCACGTTGAACAGAGAGAAGTAGTTCTCACCCTTCGGGAGCCCGTAGCCACGGTTGATGCCGTGGCCCCACCACTCACCCATGTGAGTGCCCTCACCGAGGATCCGCACCAGGTCAGCCGCGTTCTTCCCAACCCACGACGCGAAACCATGGTTGTCGTCCTGCAAGGTGATCAGACCGTTGCGCGCCTGCGCACCAACCAGGTAGAGCCGGTCCTCGTGCAGCACGACCGCGATAGCCTTACGGTCGTTCCACAGGTGAAGCAACGGAGCATCCTTCGGAAGCTTCTCAATGATCACCCCCGCGTTCGTGCCGTCGATCTTCTCAGTGATCATGCACTCCCGAAACAAGCGCGGGATCTTCGGCCATTCCTTGAACTCAATCACGCACGAACCTCCCGCACATCAACAGCGCCAAGGCGCTTACCGGACCTGGAATACTTGCCGCAATCAGCGCACTGAAAGCGCTGGAACTTGCTCATCGACGTGTACGCGAAACCCTGAGGCTTCAAGTCGGACGAACCGCACACAGGACATACGTCCTGCTCGAAATCGTCATACAAAGCGATGTTCGGGTGAGGCTCGATCCACGGCCGAAGAATCTCGTACAACTCCTCAAGCAGAATCACGTCCTGCTTGTTGTAGACGCGCATCTTCCGCCACGCCTGCGGATCGCCGGCCATGCACTTAATCCACAATTCGTGCCCCTGGTGCTTCACCTTGCCGGCCAACCCCAGCCTCCGAGACACATACTCAAGCTTGTTCGAAGGGAACTTGAACTTCCGCTTCACAACCTGAAGAAGATCGATCTGCTTATACGGGGACGGAGGAGTCAACCCGTGGAGAAGAAACTCGCGGTTCATGTGAGGCACATCGAACGTCTTCCCGTTGAAATGCACCACCACATCAGCCTCATTGAGAAGGCTGTGGGCCTTCTCAACCATCAGGCCCGTGTTCCCCTCGGGAACCACCGCGTACCTACCGGCCGCGAAATGGATCTTCGGATCCCCGAACCACTTCGCTGCGAAACACATCATCTCAGTTGCTTCTAGCAACTGGTTGAGACCAACGTTCTGATCCCACATTCCCCAAACGTGCGCGAGGTTCGGGGTTGTCTCGATATCGATTCCGAGAACCTTCAACAAAGACTCCTATCTGTTTCGGACAACCAGTGCCCTCACAGATATTGGACCCCGCGCACGCTCAGGTATTCAATGAATTACGGGAATGACCACGGTCAAGATCGTCCCCAGGTTTTCGACATCCGCGCGCCTGACCTTCAAACCGAACGATTCGAGCATGCGAACCACCTCGGCTGTCACCGGGTCAGGCTTCGGCGACTGCGAGCCCATGTTCAGCGGCCTCAACAGCAGCCGCGAAACCCGCGTCGTACGCCGACTCAACCTGCAACGCCGTCAACGCATCCTCAGCATCGATCGACCGCAGATAGCGCTGTGCCCACACAGACGCCAGGTCATTCGAGTGGTCAGCGTCAAGCCAACCGTTGTAGTCGAAAGCGATACCACGTGCCATCAGATCTGCCCCATCGTCTCGGTAGTCGTCCACTGATCCCCAGCAGACTTCTTCTCTTCTTCCTTCGTCTCCGGAGAGAACTCGCTCAGATCCTGAAACTTCTCCGGATCCGCCACGCCACGCCGGATATACACCCGGCCGCCATCAACGAAAATGTTGCCGCACGCGCACCGCACCCAATCGTGCCGATGCTTGGACTCGATCACGTCCCCGCACTCTAGGCACTTAGCGGCATTTCGGATGATTGCCACAAACCCAACTCCTTCAGAATGTAGTCCCGGCCATGAGCCAGGTACGTGTCGTTTACGTCGAACGGCAGGATCACATTCACTGCGTTCGGGACAGCTTTCATGATCGCTGTCGCGGTCTCACGCCCAGCCTTATCCGGGTCCATCACGACAAACACCTTGTCGTAGTCCATCAACAGCCGCTTATAGAAGCGGCCCCGCAGTTTCCATTGCCCAGTGCCGGCCAACCCGATAGCCGGCACGCCAACCAAACCAGACATCACAATCGTGTCGGGCTCGCCCTCACAAAGCGCGATGTAGGGTTCAGAGCGGTGAAGGTCTCGCACATTGAACAACGGTGAGAGACATCCGGCTTCCTGGTGGAACTTGTTTCCCTCGCCGCTAATGCGGCGGAAACGGATAGCCGCGACACCTGTTGGGGTGATAAATGGAATCGCCAGCATCCCCACCATCTGGTCGTGGTTGTCTTCTGGATCCGCGACAAATCCGAGCCGGAAAACTTTAGCAGTTGCACCATCAATGCCCCTGCCCTTCAGGTAGGTAATAGCGTCGTTCGACTGCTTCAACTGCTCGTAGTATGTCC